ACTGGGCCAGGATGACGTCCTGTCTTACAGTAACTTCATGAAGCTGGCTATGGCTCTGGATAAGGCTGATACGCCGAAGAAAACCACCATCCTGTCGGGTACTCGTAATATCGATACTCGTGTAATCCCAGCTGCTCGCTATCTGTTCTGTGGCCCTGAACTGCGTCCTACCCTGGAAGCAATGAAGAACCTGCATGATCAGCCAGCATTCATTTCTGCTGAACATTACGCTGCGGGTACTTCCCTGGCTAATGGTGAAGTAGGTTCAGTAGGTCAGTTCCGTCTGATCGAAAACCAGAAGATGATGAAGTGGTCTGGTGGTGGTGCAAAACTGGCATCTGGTGATGATTCCGTCTACTACAACGATGGCGAGAAATACGATGTATTCCCTCTGCTGTGTGTTGGTGACGACTCCTTCTCTACTATCACCTTCCAGACTTCTGGTAACCGTGTGAAGTTCGAGATCAACAGCCGCAAACCAGGTGATAACATCGACCGTACTGACCCGTATGGTGAGACTGGCTTCATCTCTATGCGCTGGTTCTATGGCTTCATGGCTCAACGTCCAGAACGTATTGGCCTGATCATGACCACTGCTAAGATGTAATACTGGTTTATTAAATCAGTTTGCATTAAGCTTAAAGCCGGGGAATCCTCCCCGGTTTTTTATTAACTAAAGGTAGGTAAGAAATGTCACAGTACACTGAACAAGATCGTGAATTACTGGAAGCTCAAGCTAACCAACTGGGTGTAGATTTCCACCCTAATATCAGCTCTGAAAAACTGGCTGCACGTATTGCAGAAGTTATGGAAGGGCAAGAACCCCAAGAGAAAGAACGCCCTGTTAAAGGGGAAACCAAAGAACAACGTCGCCAGCGTAAGCATAAAGAAGCTATGGCTCTGGTTCGTTGTCTCATCGTCTGTAATGACCCAAATAAACGTGAGTGGCCTGGTGAATGGTTGGGTGTATCCAACGGTGCTGGTGTCCAGATTCGTAAACTGGTTCCATATAACCAACCTGATAAACCATTCCACTTACCACGTATCATGGTAAACATGCTTCGTGAAAAACAGGTTCAGATCTTTGCTTCTAAACCTGGTAAATATGGCACTACTATTCGAGTGTCTAAATCTATTCCAGCCTATACCATTACTGAGCTGCCCCCACTGACCCAAGCAGAGCTGGATGAACTGGCGCTTAGTCAGCTGCAACGTGGTGCTCTGGACGACTAAGGATAAACCATGGCCGATATCACTATTGATCAAGTAGTAGCTAAAGATCTTCATCTTGAGGATTTGACTACTATTGACCTTCAGGGATCTGGCGTGTGGGATAAGATGCTGCGTAATATGCGTGTTCAACTCAACGATCAGTTTGAGAAGAACCGCATCACTGGCCCTACTTATGGGCAAGTATACGCAGCTACTTATGAGTCTACTCTTCAAGCTGCTATCACTCTGCTTCTGGCTAAAGAACGTCAGGCATTAGAGATTAAGCAGCTTGAATTGCAGAACCAACTCACTCAAGCTCAGATTGATCAAATCCATGACCAGATGCAGAAGACGCCGTATGAGCTTGCACAGCTCCAGGCGGGGACAGATCAGACTCTTGCACAGACTGAAGATATCAAGGTTAAAACTGACCAAGATAAATATACTCTTACAGAGTTAATGCCTCTTCAGAAAGCTTCAGGTGAACTGGAGAATGCAGGGCGTAAGATCAGTAATGATACTGCTCAATATAATCTGGCTATGACACTTCCTCTCCAGACTGCTGGTTTACAGGTTGAAAATGAAACTCGTGAATATAATCTGGGCACTGTACTTCCAAGCCAGGTTGCTCAAACTGAAGCTTCAACTGATCAAGTTAAAGCCCAGACTGAACTGACTGGAACTCAGGAAGATCAGATCAAGGCAGAGATGCAGAAAATTCCATATGAGGTTGATGTACTTAAATCTCAAGTGGATGAGTCCAAGATTAAGGTTCAGCAAGAACAGTATAATCTCGATAACCTTATGCCTGCTCAACTGGGTCAACTTAATGCTCAGACTGCTGGTGTGGTTAAAGAGACTGATCTTAAGGACTATCAGCTTGTTAATCTGTATCCGGCACAGCTTGCAGGTACACAGGCTCAGACTGAGAATGTCCAACAAGAGACTGCTCTTAAAGAGTATCAAGTACAGTTCCTCTACCCTGCTCAGTTAGAACAAGCTAACAAGCAGATTGAGCTGACTGAGGCCCAGGTTGCTGTACAGAATAAGCAACTTGACCTGCTGCAAGAACAGGTTAGTCAGGCTAAGGCTCAGACTAATTACTATGCTCAGAAAGTTATCACTGAGAAAGCTCAGACTGATGCTACAGTGATTGGAGATGGTTCTGTTATTGATGTTCAAGTCGAACTGATGAATGCACAGAAGGATGGTTATAAACGTAATGCTGAACAGCAAGCTGCTCAGATTATGTCTAACACCTGGAACGTCCGTCGTCAGACTGATGAGGATACTTCTGCAAACACTACCAACTTACTGGATGACTCTACTGTAGGTAAGGCCATTCAAGCACTGTTGTCTGGTGTGGGTGTAAATGTTAGCCCGTCCTAATCGACTGGTATACTATATAGGGAGCCTTGTGCTCCCTTTTTTATTATGAGGCCATCATGGGACTTTTTAGCGGAAAGAAGAAAACATACCGAGACTTTAGCTACTCTCGCCTGATTGAAGATGATTACCTGCCTGATGTTATGGGTCAGGCAGTTACTACGTATGTGCTGGATAAAGATAACACCAAATCACTTACTGATCTGATGCTGGAATATGGGTGGTCAGCTAACAATGTTAAATGGGATGCTGCATATCGCTGGGCCAAAAAAGGTAAGTATTTTTATGGCCTCCCTACTACCACTACCGTTACTGCTACTGACTTCACTGGTTCAGAGTCCTTAGAAGATGTTCTGCAATCACTCACCGGACGTACAGATCTTACTTATGTATATAGTAAGTTTGTGCCTGGAAACTTCAGGCATGGTATGTGGCAGCAGCTGATCTCAACTCAAAACTATAATGCCACTACTAATATTCTGGGATCCCTGACTTCCTCTTTGGGTACTACTTGCTGGCTTCATAATGCTACTAACTATTTAACCAGTGAAACCAGAGAAGCCGTAGAAGACACTCTGCTGGAGCACTGGGGCTTATCACCCAAGAGCGGGGCTACCAATATTCGAAGCCAGGATTTGAATGCTGCTGATACTCCTGATGGGGTTAGTTCCACTGGTTCTAATTATGTACGTGTGGAGTATGCCTGTAGTTTTGCTGGGGTAGAACGTATTAAAACTGTGGAAACCACTAAGGTGACTACTATAGTTAAAACCCCAGATCCCAATGAGGAAGGCAGCTACACAGAAGAGACTTCATCTACTTCTTCAGATACCACCACTAACACGACTAATTGGAATGGGGTAACTCTACCTAATAATGTGATCAGTTCAGTGGATGTTGGTACAGGCACCTCAGAAGCTACTGAAAGTGATCCTGTCGATACACAAATTACAACTGATGAAACTACTGGGGTGATCACAGAAGTCGTTACAGAGGTCACCAGAGTTATCACAACAAACACTGTCTCGATCAATGTTATTGCTTACTTCAATATGTCGTTTGGGATCTATGACTACAACCCTGATTCTGAAACCATTGACACTACAACTGTGTTGGATAACCGAGATTCTGGGGATTATGATCCTACTGCCCCTCTGGTTCCAAGTGGGGAAGACGCTGATGATTCTCCAGACTACTTCATGGTGTGTTATGAATACACGTCAGGCAGCACTCTACATATAGGTTACTTTACCTATCAATATGGGTCTGGGAATTACCCTGTATTGGATGGGATCACAGGTACTGAGGTTGCCGACTTCGGACAACACTTCCCTCGTATGTATTTCCGTCTGGACGGTAAACGCCTCATTTCAGATGACTACTCCCAGACTGAAGGCTATAAGACCAGTAAAAAGTTAGGTAATAAGCTGGACTTAGGTTGGTTAGATGTAGGAGAAGAAATTTATAATAGCTTGAGTTCTTTGGGTAAAATCAGAGATGTAATGATGATTCTTATGGTTCCTGCCAATACTGAAAATGCTATTGAACAGGAATATCTCTATAACTATTTTCATACCCTCTGTATGTTACGCCCCCAGTACACTGAAAAAAACTGGACAATCTACTCAACTGAGTCTTCACAATCTGGTTCAGCTACAGTACCCCCATCAGATCTGGATACTTTTGATATGCGTTTAGGGGCTTTCATGGAATCCTCTGACACATTTATTGCAACGTCAAACCAGATGGATTCCCTGGGGTATGCTCGTATCACAGGCTCAATAGGTAACATTGGTGCTGTGGCTTCAGGGAGAGGTACAGGTAAGCTCCCCTTTAAGTATGAATACAGACAGGATAATCAGCTTAAATACCGTTATGGTGTGAAAGATGTAGATTACCACTATTACAGAGTTCAGGTGTCCAGCACTCAGTATGATGAGGTCAGGGTGTATAACCTAAGCCACCAGGTTCGTGTAGGGGGTAAACAGGTTAATCGAAGTGGTTCCAGTGATGAACTCATGGTGCCTTTGGATCATGCTTTCAGAAAGCTGTTTAGCACTCATGATAGAGAAACCTTATATGCAAGGGCTGCTCAGATCTTAATCTGTACTGAGTACACAGTTAAGACTAAGTGGTATCAGACCAGTATCTTCCAGGCAATTACCGTCGTAATAGCTGTAGCTGTTTCCTGGTGGACTGGGGGAGCTTCTTTATCCATGATTAGTGTCTTGACTGCTGTAGCAACATCGGCAGCGACAATGATAGCTTTTTCACTACTGAGTAAGTATGTGTTTAGTAAACTGGGAAGCTGGGCTTCTATTCTGGCTACTGTGGTTGCTGTGGTTGCTGCTGTTTATGGTGGTTACCTTGCTTATACAGGGACTACAGGCCCATACAGTTTAACTGCTCAAAATCTTATGCAGGCATCCAATGTTGCATTTAAAACTGCTGATGCCTCTTTAAAAGGGCAGCAAATAGCTATGCAGCAAAAGTTGGGATCTCTTCAGAAAGAGTTAGAGGACAAACAAGAATTGCTCGAACAAGCCCAAGATGAGTTAAACCAGGGTTCTAATACTATTTCTGACTGGATATTCCTACAGGCTACAAGAGGCTATGTTAACTTAGGTGAAACACCTGATCAGATGCTAACTCGCACTTTGAATACAAACATTGGGACACTGGCTTTACAGCTACCTGACGTATATTTAAGCCAGGCTTTGTCTTTACCTTCATCTGTAGAGATTATGCAGCTTATGCAACAAAAACTGTATACTGTTCCAGATGATGAACTTAATCCACTAATGTGAGGTGACTAATGGCTGGATTATCGATGTATCCAAGTCTGTGGGATCAGGGGTCTATGTCCCCGTCTCTGGACACTATGAGTTCTGGTTTTACCAACTCAGCAAGTACTTTTAATAATACGGCCCTTACTGGCTCAGGTGGTTCAGGAAGCTTCCTGGATAGCATCCTGGGAGGTATGGGCGATATGTCTGGTTTGCAGATGGGTCAGCTTGGTCTGGGTGGTGTAAGCAGTTTGCTTAATGGATATCTTGGTTTCCAGAATCTGGGCCTTGCCAAGAAGCAATACCAGTCTCAGCTTGATCAGTTTAACAAGCAATGGGATGCCAATAAGAAGCTAACCAATGCTTCTCTGGCAGATCGTCAGGCTGCTCGTGTTGCCAGTAACCCTAATGCATATCAGTCTGTTGATGACTATATGAAAAAATATGGGATCTAAATCATGGCTATTAGACTGCAACAAATTGCTGCACCTAACTTTGCTGGTTCTAACCAATTACTGCTGGCAGCAAACCAGCAGATTGGTGATGCTCTCCAGGGGCTACAAGGCACCCTGGGGCAGTATCGTGACGAAGTAGTAAAGCGCAATACAGCTCAGGCTGTAGGGCTGCTTACTGGGGCCACAGATGCTAATGATCTGGCCCAACGTCAACAGCAAGTAGCACAGTTGGTTCAGCAAGGGGATATTGATCCCACTCGTGTATCTGAAGTGGCAGCAACCATGCCAGATACTTTGTTAGGCCGTCAAACCAATCAGGCTAAACTAAGCCAGCTCCAGACTGCACAGCATGATGCTCCTTTGCTGGGGCAGTATATGCAGGCAGTTATGTCTGGTGACCAGAACACTGCTAAAGGGCTGCTATCCCAGTTCCAGGGTGATGCCTCAAGTGCTCTAAACTTTGCTGCTGACTGGCAGAATAAACAGGCTCAACTGGGTATTCAAAGGTCTGAACTTGGTTTACGCCAAGCTCAACTTAATGCTTCCCTGGCTGCTGCAAGAGCTAAATCAAGCCAAAATAATGCTCTACTGAAAGCGCTCCCTGGTTTGCTTAACACAGATAATGTTTTGCAAGGGAAAAGTGATGCAAGGGATGCTACAGCCAGAACAAGCAGAGCACAGGATCAATTAACAATGAATCCTGTTAATAACCCCAAGTTAGACCCTAAAAAATGGATTAGTGATAATTCTTCTTTTTGGGGAGGTAGCCCTCAGTATGTTTACAATGCTTTAAGTAAACAGCCTGGTTGGGGGGATCTTAACCAGCAACAACAGCTTAACCTTCTCCAGGGTGCCTGGGATGCTGATAAGGGTAAAGCAGGTAACCAGTCTACTAATGATGCAGTAACTGATTATTATACTAAAGCTATGAAATCTTTTAATGATTCACAGCTTACCCTCAGAAAAGCTCAGGATGATCAGGACAGGCAAGCTGTACTTCAAGATCAAAGGGAACGATTAAATAAGCTGCTTCTGCCCTTACTTTTACAGCAGTAATGAGGTTACAATCTGAGGACTCCATACTATTAAGGAATTCTCAGATGGCTGGTGAAAACTCATCCCCTCTGGACAAGTTTCTTGTCCCACAAATGGTAACAGGTCAGGAAGCTGTTCAGGCACTTCCTGAGCCTGTACAACCAACTATCGCCCAACGTGTTAACGATGCCTCTACTCGTATCCTGAATAACCTTACGAGCCAAGGTATGTACCCTACTCAGGAAGGTGAGATTGCAAGGCTAGAACGACTCAATAACGAACAAGCGGCCTATGCTAAACAAGTTCATGCTAAAGATAATGACTATGGCTGGTCTTCTACCAACTTCTTAGATCCTGAAACATCTTCATTGACTGATCGTGCAGCTTCTACCTTTGTTAACTACGGCAAAGCTCTTACTGATGCTGTTAATGGTCTTGCAGGTAAAACAGATAAGACTTTTAAAACACTAGGCAATGTACTGGATCAAGCTTCTATTCCTAATGATGCACTGGATGCTTATCGTCGTGTTCAGGCTGGTAAAGGTACTGAAGCTGATAATGCCCTGTTAGATCGCAAGGGTGCTTGGTGGACTCAGCCTATTGATGTAAACCAGTATGGTGTACCAGAAATGGGTAACCAGACTCTGCGTCAACGTCTGGATGCTATTACTGAACGTCAGAAGACTCAGAACCAGAGTAGCTATGACAACCTTGAGAAACTGGCTAACCCTGTTCAAATGCAGAGAGCTGCTGCTGATATTGAGAAATCAATTGAAGGTAAATCAGGGCTTGATAAATTTGCTGCTGGTTTAGCTGCTATTGCCAGTAACCCAGGTGCTGTAGGTCAGTCCATGGTTGAGTCTGCACCTTATATGGTAGGTGGTTTAGCAGGTATGGCTGCTTCCTCTGCTATGCAGGGTGGCTCAGTCTTATCTCAGTATCTGGATACTCAACGTAAAACCTCTGATGGTCAGCTTCCAACAGCTAAAGATGTAGCTATTGGTACTGGTTTAGGTGTTGTTGATGGTGCTCTGAACTTTGCAGAAAACGTGATTAACCGTACTGCTATGCTCCCAGGATCTAAGGTATTACCTGCTGGGGTTGCTGATCGTCTGGTGAACGCAGCACAGCGCATCGCACCACGCAGCTCTACGGCTGCTGCTGCTCTTGCGCGTGTGACTGCTCCTACCCTTGACCTTGCTAAGAACGCCTTAACTGAAGGTCTGGTATCTGGTGCTCAAAACCAGATTGAGGAGAACTATGCGAAAGGCAAAAACGAATGGGATACCAAAGGTAATGATGTTGCTTTCTTCCAGGGGATGGCTGCTGCTACTGGTTTTGGTGCTCCTCGTGCTGCAATTAATACTACTGGTGAAGTAGCTAACACTGCTGCTCAGGCTATGCAGAAGCGTACTGAAGCTAAGGATCCTGTAGGTCAGGCTGCTCGTAATACCACTCCAGAAGATTTAATGAATCCACAGTCAGAAGGGTATAACCCAGCTGCTGCTATTCGTCGTGCTGGTATGGAGTGGACTCGTAATACTGATGCTACCACTGATGAGCAAAAAGCTGAGATTCAAACTCAAGCTCAATCAGCTATGGATGCTGCACAGAATGATCACCAGAATAACCTGGATATGATTAACCAACGGGCTACTGCTGAACGTACTATTGCTGATGCTGGTAAGTTTATCCCTGCTATTCAGGAAAGACTGGATCAACTTAGTAATGATCCTAATGCAGATCCTGATGCTGTTAATCAGTTACAGACTATCCTGGCTCAACAGACCGAAGCTCGTGATACTGCACAGCAACAATTAGATGCTATGCCTTCTCAGGAGGAGCTGGCACAGTCTGCTACTCGTTCTGCTGAAGTACTGGATCAGGCTAAATCTGAGTTTGGTAAATTCTCTACAGCTACTGGTATGAGCACTGCTTCAGCTAAACCAGAGAACCCAACGGCTGCTGATGTGATCAGTCACCCAATGTCTTATACCAATGAAGACCTGCAAGAGTTTGTGCGTAATGCTCCTGCTAATGCTACTCCTGCTGAATTGGGTACACTTCGTGCATTGGCTGATGCCAAAGTTGCAGAGAATGCTGTTAAAACTGGTTCTAAGGTTAATAGTGAGATCTTCAAATCCACTTCTAATAACCTGTCACTGGGTGATTACCAACAGGGTATCAATACTGCTGTACAGGCTGGTGATACTAATCGTATCCAATCCCTGATGACTGGTATCAATAACTTTGAAACTTCCCATACTGCTAAAGCAGATATTGCTCAACAGTACCTGAATGAAGCTAAACAGAATGGTAAGTCTTACCAGATCCTGAAAACTTCTAATGGTTGGGAGTTGAATACTGGCAAACGTCTGGATGTTAAAGCACAGGCTAAGAATGGTGGTTTTACTATCCACAAAGGTTCTACTGGTCTGGTTAACAATATTGTTAATGAAGCCAAAGCCATCACTGCTACTCGTCAGTATATGGAAGGTATTGCCAATCCTGATGTATCTACTGGTACTTCTACCAGCACAACACCTACCCAGGATGTGACTGGCTCGACTGAGCAAGTAGCAAGCCCGGAGGCGCAGCCAGAGGGTGCAGCTACTGTAGCAGGAGAGACAGGAGCACAACCACAACCAACAATCAGCCCACTGACCACACGAGATATTCGTGCAATGGATCAGGCAACGCTGGAAAAGGTTATGACTACTACCCAGCAGGCTATGTCTTCTGACACTAATCCTGTACTGGCTCGTAACCTGGATGCCCTGGATCGTGAGTGGACTCGTCGTGCTGATGTGGCTACTAACCAGAATCGTGGTGTGGATGCTCCTCACCGTAAACTGGATGAGTCGTTTAAGCCTAAAGCTCAGGAGAATGAGATCCAACGTTCACAGGCTGAGACTACTACCCAAACTGAGCACTCTCAGGCTGATATTGATAATGAGTCTACTGGTTCAGAGTCTCAACAGACTGCTCCAGTTAACGTAGATGATGTTGTTACCAACACTAATACCCTGACTGAGACTCAGCAAGACAATGTAGCCAATGGTGCTCTGAGTATCTTTGGTAAAGTTGGTGAGTCTCTGAAAGCTCTGCGTGAGAAAGCTTTGGCTGAACCTAAAGGCTTACAGAACCTTGTCCTTACTGGTTTTAACCAGCGAGTTCGCCCAGGTTTTGGTAGTCCACTGGTAGCAGTGAAAGACTTCATTAACACTCTGAAAACTGCTGTAGATACTGGTAGATTCACTGAAGTTAACCGTTTCCTGAAACAGCATATCAGTGAATCAAAAGCTGAGGGTGCTAAACAGAAAGCACTGCTGAAACAGTTTGTGGAGTTCCACGATCACATCACAGCTAACCTGGATAATATCATCCGTACTAAAGCCCCTGAGTATCGTTATCAGGACTTTGCCCAGTTTATCCTGGATGAGAATGGTAACTTTGACTCCAATACTAAAACTGGTATTGCAGCAGGTATCTTCTCCTGGCTTGGTGAGAATGGGGATAAGATGTTCCTGAACCAGAGTGAAGTGGCTAAAACTCTGCGTATCAAAGAAGATCAGTTAACTCCACAAGCTATGTCTCGTATGGCTGATATTGGCTATCGCCAAGACCTGATCATGTCTCAACTTGGTCAACGTATCTATCAGGCTATGGGCTTTGCTAAACGTGCTGATGTAGATCCTAACCGTGCCAGCAAATTGCAGAATGCTCTGGGTGCTTATGCCCTTCATGCTATGTACTCCAATGGTTACATGGAACAGTCTGTGATGACTGCTAAAGAGTACTTTGATCTGCAAACCATGGGATTGGATGAACAGTCAGCTAAAGAAGCTGCACAAGCTTTCCAGAATGACTTTGGTGTTTCCCCTAATGATGCCAAGCATAAGATTGTGTTTAGCCGTCCTGCACGTAACTTTGATGCAGAGGGTAAACCAGTAGCTATTGAGGCAATCTCTGACATTAAGAATGGAATGAAAGATACCCGTTCTCTCATGTCTAAGCTGTTTGGTTATGACCCTGCTGTACGTGAGGTTCTGACCACTAAGCCTGCTGGTTTCAAACAGAAAGTCTTCGGTAAAATGAACCGTGAAGTTCCTTCTGTTCTGGCTGCTCGTATCGGCAAAGCTATGCAGTACGATTACACTGTTGATCAGAGTGTGGTAAATGCTATGCAAACCATGTCCACTGTAGATAATGCTGCCCTGCAACATATCTTTGGTGTACGTACTGATGCTGATGTGCCTAATGAAATGGAGATCTTCAAGAAAGGTCGTGAAGCCAAGAATGCTGATATCCAACGTTCTATCGAAATGGGTATGGACTTTGCTAACCGTATGGGTACTAACCCATTCTGGATGCCTATGGAAGTCTGGACTAACCAACGTATTGGTGATTTGGCTTCTGAGTTCAATCCACAAGGATCCAAAGTACATCGTGCTATGGGTGGTTTAAGTGCTCACCAGATCGATATCAAAGTCGAACCTAATGCCACTGTACTGGATGCAGAAGGTAAGCCTACTCAATATGGCCTGTTCCTTGTTTCACTGGCTCAGGGTATGGAAGAAGCTCCTGTAATTGGTGCTGATGGTAAGAAACTGAAGTCTGTTGATAAACAGACCTATGCTACCTTCTTACCTGCTTTCCAGAACTACCTGCGTAAACCAGAGAACATTAAGGCTGTACGTGCTATGCAGAAAGTGATCGCTGGTTCAGCTACTACTGCTGATACCAACGTCATTAAGAATGCTGTGGCTGAGTATGGTATGAATGGTCAGTCTTTTGCTGCCCTGCATAACCTGGCTCAGTATGCTACTGCTCTGGAGTCTGGTAAGTCTTCTGTTAAGCTGCTGGCTCAAATGGAATCGGATGGTGTTACTAACGGCCCTATCCTTACCAATATCCTGAATGGCTCTGCTGATTTCGATCTGCTGAAGCGTGGTGGTATTTATAGAGAGTCTGATGATGTTACTAACATGCCTACTTTCCGTGAACAAAAAAATGGTAAGGATTATTATGAGCTGTTAGGTGATGCCATGCGGCAGCACTGGGCAGATTATAAAGATAATGCACCTAACTCCCAGGCTGGTCAGATTGCTGCACTGGAACACTTCTCTACTGGTTATGGTGCTCGTTCTAAGGCCAAGACTCTGGCTACCCCATTCAACTACTCTGCTGGTATTCCAGCACTGAAAGCTGCTATGGGTCGAGCTACTGTAGAAGATGTTTACTCTAAGATCGGTTCCCTGATCCCACTGGCTAAAAGCAATAACAAAGCAGAATTTGCCAAGGCTTATGCTGAGGTAAGTAAAAACCTTTCTGTACTTCTGGGTCAGAAAGTGAACCTGCCTCGTACTGCTGATGGTCTGGTTAAGTTCAGCCTTAACCCAGCACAAACTAAACGCATCATTGATGTGGATTCCCAGACTCGTGGTAATGCTACAGAGGCTGCTGTTAATGAGGTTGCTGCTGACTTCATTGCATCTCGTGATGCTAATACCAGTTTGGTTAACACAACCTTTACTCTGGCTAATCTTCGTTACAATGCTGCTAAAGCTGCACTACTGAATAAACGTGTTGCTGAAGGTAAAATCCCTGTGGATGCTAAAGGTGCTCCACTGGAAGGACTCACTCAGGCAGATCTGGATAAGCTGTCTCGCATGATTCCTAACATGCCTTCAGCCACAGGTGTTCTGTCTGAGAATACTAAAGCTTCTGGTTACCCAATGGCTAAGGTGGAGAAAGCCTTTACTGCTAAGTCTCCTGCCACCAGCATTGATATCTACTTCAAAGAAGCTGCTAACCCTAAACCAGCAATGGATGCTAATGGGATGCTGTTGAGTGATGGTCTGGTAGGTGGTTACAAGTCTACTCAGTCTACTGTGACCGAGACTAAGCTGACTAACCCAGGTGTTGTTATGGGTGCTAACGTTACTCAGGGTACTGATGCTGCAATCAGCTCTGATGTAATCAGCAAGATTGAAAGCCAGAACGTGCATGATGCTAACATCCTGTCTCCTGACAATGTGCTGAAAGGTGCCCGTATCCAGAACAAAGCTATGTTTGATGCTGTGGTTTCTTACCACCCTCAACATCTGGCTGCTGCTGCACTGCTGACTGAGGTTGCTAATCTGTCTGATGCCAACCTGTCTACCAACGACAAACTTGCAGCTAAGAAAGCTCTGAATGCCATGAAGACTAAGATTCTGGGTAAAGAGTTCAAGGGCAATATGAAAGCTGCTCTGAACACTATCCTTAACCAGGCTTATGATCGTGACATTAAGAAACTGGAGACTCTCTCTGAAGTCTATGCTGTTAACCAGTATGGCACTGAAGGGGGTGAGTACCTGATCACTGATGCTGATCGTAAGAAGATTGGTGACGAGATTGCACGTCTGAAACGTAGCCGTGCTGCTGGCTTACAACGTATCTCTGACATGTTCTCTAAGGGCAATGCCCCAAAGGCTGAAGCTACTCAGTATCCTGACAAGATGAGACAATACCTGTATGAGGCTTCGGCCTCTACAGGCTCTGTGGCAGCTTCTGAGGTGATGGCTCGTACTAAAGGTAAGTTTGCTAACCCAGTGTATAACGAACTCCACAATCTCATTTCTGGTTTGATTCCAGCTGATGCTGTGGTGAACGTACTGGATGGGCAGACTATGCCTAAGAATGTTAAGGGGCAGTCATTGCCCCAGAACCGTGATGCCATTGCATGGTCTTATCAAGATAAGAACACTACACAGGTTAACCTGTCACTCAGCAAGAATGCTTCACCTGAAGTCTTGCTGCATGAGTTGACTCACATTGCTCTGGGACGTGCAATTGCTACTGCTGATTCAAACCCAAAAGTAAAAGCTGTACTGAACCGTACAGAGAAGCTGATGGGTAGAGTGACTAAGCTGGTTTCAGCTGATCCTCAATTGACTCAGAAATTTGCTCCTGCCTTAGCTAACGTGGATGAATTTATTTCCTGGGGTATGACTAACCCGGAATTCCAACGTTATCTTGATACCATCACTGGTGTCCCTGAAATCTCAGGTCGTAACCGTGGATGGTTGGGTACTGCCTTTAAACAGTTTGTGGATCAAATGTCAGGCATCTTTGCTGCTGTAACAGGTCGAGCTATTAATGCTCGGGTTACTACTGCACTGGAAGCTCTGACCTTTGATACTGCACACCTGGTTCAGGCTATTAACCCTGCTACTATTCAAAGTCCTGTGTCTTCCATTAGCCATCCTATGAGTAACACTCATAGTGCTGCTGATCGGGTAGCTAAGTTCAGCCATGTAGAGATCTTCGATAACCTGGCTTCAACAGGTGGCAAGACTAACTCAGCACAGTTCACAGGTAACCTCCGTAATGTAATATCCACTGTAGCGGATCAGCTTTACGGTGCTTTAGGCTCAAGAGTCACCCAGAATGCCAACGAGAATTATACTCCTGGGCAAGTCTGGAATGAGGCTGTAGCCACTGGGAAAGCCCCTGTCAGTACCGAAGCACTGAGCAAAGGGTTTGTACTGACTAATCAGGAAGCCTTTGCTGTGGAAGCTATTGAGGCTGCTGTATCTGAATCTCTGGCTTCTGGTTTCACTTCACCTGTTAACCGGGAAATCCGCCGTACCTGGCAAGCTGCCAAACAAGCTCTGAAACCAGAAGACTTCCATAATGGAAACTGGAATCAGGCAACTCAGGCAGAAAAACGAGCTGCTCAACAGAAATGGGATTATCTGTTTGATGTAACGAATGACTCTGGTGAGTCTCAGCATCTGTCTCGTTTTGTTGCTATGGCGATTGGGCATGAAGACACCAGTAACTTACTTGGCTTCCAGATGGAAGATGGTGAGGACTCTGCTAATACAGCCTTTGAACAGGCTACTGCTTACTTCAACCAGGCTGTTAACACAGTCTCTGGTATGCTGACCAATACCCATCAAGGACAAGCTGCAAATGCTCGTGCTGAAGCACTAGCTAAGAAGCTGATCCAGATTGAACTTAAGAACCGTGATACCACCATGAATATCCTTACTGGTGGGCTTGACAAAGTAGAGAATGCCTTAGATACGGCTGCTGCTAAGTCTAAACAGTACTTAGGTAAAATCGTTAAAGTTACGGGTATTGATCAAGCCTCCAACAATGCCCTGAATGCTATGGGCAAAATTGCAGGATTAGCTGCTCGTGATCAGTTGGGTAACCTGAAAGAAACCATCAAAGAGTTCCGGGACTTTAATGTCCCCAATACTCCAGAAGGCTCTCTGGCATCCATACTGACAGAAGCAACGAATGCTGATGATGTTCGTGCTCTGCATGAATCCCTGTTACGTTCTACCAAACGTATTGAACAGGATCGTGCAACCTTAGCTGCTGTTACTGCTAAGAACTTAAATGAGATGTTTGATAACAATGGGCAAGACCTGACTAAAGAAGATCGTACAGCAATGACTTACTCACTGCTTCGTACTGACCTTCAGTCTGTGCTGCATATTGAAGGTATGAATCTGAATAACTTACATAAACTGGTTTCTAATACTGGGTATCGTAAGCAACAGATCAATAACCTTGAGAAAACCATTAGCCAGTATGCTAACGGTAATGATAAGATCATTCGTGCCAAGGCTCTGGGATTCTGGATGGCTACTGGCAGAAATACCCTGGGACGTGATTTAGTTCTGAATGCAAAAGCTATTGCTACCGGAGCTGCTACTCACTATTCCACAGTAGGTATCGAACCGACTCTTGATGAAGTGAACGCCATTGATGCTCTGGCTTCGATGTACGCCCTAAGCTACACCAAGACCGAAAACCGTGTTCGCACTGCTGCTGTAATGGAACGTGAGCTTGCACGAGGTAAAGACAATGGCATTAAAATGCTGATGGCTACTTATGCGAACCTGATTGAGGATTCTGCTAATACGCTGTTTGCTGGTAACCAGTTGTCTCGCATTAAAGGCTATCTGCCTGAAGATACCAATCCTCACCATGACTTACGTGCGGTCGAGTCGGGGAGTGCAGATGAAGCAGCACTGGTGAACATGGGATATCAAAAAGTATCCCCACTGTCCCAGGACTCTTTGTCAAAACACTCTGGACGTGTACTGTATGTGACCAAAGAGAATGGGTATCAACGAACCGTCTCTGGTACTTTCAGCTTAACTGGAAGCCAGCGTAAAGGTTCTTCCCTAAGTGGGGATCGTGCTGTTGCTGATCGTGTTCGAGCTGACGAGTTAGAACAGTTAAGGCAAGCGTCCTATGCAGACGTGCGAGGGCGTGAAGCACTGTCCCACACTGCCTTTGATCCTACTCAAATCCAGGATAACTATGTAGTGCCTGTATTAAGCACTGATGGTCATATCATGGACTTCCGCTACATGGCTACCCACAATACTCGTGATACTTTCCTTGATCGTAATAATGACTTTGCTGATTTAGTGGGTCGCCTGGCTGGTCAAAATATCGATAAGGGTGATGCTCCAAGCCAGAATGTTAAGATCCTGGAAGCTCTGCATGAAGACTCTAAGGCTAATATCCTGAAGAATCCTAATGCTTACTTTGAGATTGGGCCTAATGCACCTACTGAGCGTGGGCGTGAGATCTGGGCAATGATGCCTTATGAAGCACGTACTAAAGCCAGCTCCCTGTGGGGTGCTGATCGTATGTATATTCGAAACGATCTGGTTAACCTCACCTTTGGTTTCCGTAAGTATTCACTGGCTAACATTTTTGATGTAGATCCAGAGCAACGTAACATTGCTCAGGGTGTTGCTGCTGGTTTACTTGAAGCTGCTTTTGGTGATAAGGCTAAAGCCTACGTAATTAAGGGTGAACGTGGCATTCAGGATTTTATGCAGGTCTATAAAGATGTAATCGTTATTCGTAACCTGAAAACCCAGTTTGCTAACATTATGTCTAATGCTGCTTTGCTGACTTTATACGGTGTTAACCCAGTACGTATGGTTAAAGATATCCGAACTGCTCTGGTTGCTGGTATTGACTACCGTAAGCAATACGCACTGTTGCTCAAATATCAGCAACAACAACGAGCTGGTATGGGTAATTTTGCTCACCTGGAATCATTGATTAATGAGACTCAGGATCGCCTAAATGCTAACCCTCTGGCTAAGTTTATTCAGGCAGGCATGATGCCTACTATCGTAGAAGACGTTCAGCCTGATGCTGATGGTTACACTTATGGTTCTAAGATTCGTAAGAAGTTTAATGAGGTATCTGCCCATCTTCCAGCTTCTGCTGTTACAGTTGCTCGCTGGGCTGTATTTGATAAGGGTACACCACCTCACAAGTTCCTTAGTGATGCTGCTCAGTTTAGTGACTTTGCTGCTAAGTATGCTTTGTACAAACACCTGACAGAACATGCCAGAGATCGCCTCAGCCATACTGAAGCTTTACAACGTGCTTCTGATGCTTTTGTTAACTATGACATTCCAGCTACAGCTACTCGACAGTATCTGGATGATATGGGGATCACGATGTTTACGAAGTATCGTATTCGTATCCAACGTGCAATGTTCTACTTACTGGACAAACGCCCAGCATCTGTTATGGCACACATGGCAATCACAGGGCAGTTTACCAATGCACCTGATGGTATGGATCCATTCTTCATGCGTAATATGGGTAACCCATTTACACCATCGGTATTGCAGGGTGGAAGCCTGTTGAATGTCCCACTGCCTTGGAACTTATTCAGAATGGCATACTAATAAAAAGCCCCTCAATGAGGGGCTTCTTTTTGGCTCTTATGAGTCACGCTTTTCCTGGATGACTGCTCCAATGAGGCAAGCAATAAAAATTACAGCCACAAAGAACCAGAAGAAGCTAAGTAACCAGAAAGCTACCTTCATTAAAGCCAGTACAGCAATGGCTGCAATCACACAGAACAGGCCAATAAAGCCATTAATAACGTGTCTCATAGATCACCTATTAGTCGAAGTTAGCAAACGGGTCGTCCTCAGTGTCTGCTGGTTTAGCAAACCCAGCTTCACTGGTTTCAACTACCTTGGTTACCGGAGTGTCTGCCTGAGCAAACAGCTCGTCACCTTCAGATGAAGCCAGCCCAGCATCTGCAAACGGATCGACTTCTTCAGCTACATCAGCTTCTTTGACTTCTGGCAGCAGCTCGTTCTCAGCACGCAGGTTTGCACCTTCGTCAATGTCGAACGGGGCATCATTGTCTGCATCACTGGTTTCAGCGAAGAGGTCTTCTTCACTTTCAGATTGAGCTTCTGCTTCGGCTTCTACTTCAGCCTGTGCTGCGGCTTCTTCAGCAGCTTTATCAGCTTCAATTTCAGCCTTGGTACGGCGTTTACGACGTTTAACAGGTTTGTCAGTTTCCTGCTCTTCCTGAGTATCATCGTAGTGATCTTCCTCTTCTTCCTGTTCAGCAACAGGAGTGCCGCCAGAAACCAGAGGAGCTTGCAAATCGGTAACAGATTTCAGGCGGAAGTTATCTTCGCCTACAGCTACTGCTGCCACGATCTGACCATCCAGAATACCTACTGTAACATCAGCCCCTTTAGCTGTAGGTACGAGACTGGAAAACGCATGTTTGGTCACCAGTTCGATCAGATCTTCAGTAGAAAGCAAAATACGCATAGTTAATCCTTAGTAGCTAACATGATTAGCATTTTGAAAGTTTCAGTTTTAATTCCAGCATGTACGGCTGCTACAGCGTCTGCCATGTGCTCTGCTTTGCTGGCAATGATCTGGCCATTAAGTTTGGGCCAGTTAGCATCAGGATATAAACCAGATGCCCAATCAATACCTTGCTGCTTTGTTGCAGAGGATTTACCAGTGATTTCCATCCTGGTTTCAGTAGCGTTTACACAGATCACAGGTTTAGCCCCATGACTGTTTCGTATGGCTGCTATTAATCCAATACAGGCACCTGCACCCAGTGAAGCTCTGGCATTCTGACTGCCATGAGGAACTTCAATACAGATGGCATCTACGTAAGGCATATAGCTCATTACCTTCTCAAACAGGTATTCAGCTCTGACTAAGTCCTGAGAAGATTTACGTACTTGCTTGGAATTATCTTTAGGTGGTTGGATAACATCCAGTTTAGCAACACTAAGAGATCTGGCTTCAGTGTCATATAACATTGCAGCCAGTCCCCAGTTACTAAAGCTTGGATCCATCCCCAGCAGTTTGAGTTTCATTAGGATCCTCTTCCATGGTGAAGGGCAGTTTTAAGAACTGGTTCAGAGCATACTCTACACCCAGTTTAAATAAAGCACGTTCACGAGGATCAGTAATCAACTCAGGTTGATCAGCACCATCGAATTGGACGTTAAGATCGATATCGTCCGGGGCTTGGATTACAGCCAGCAGGTGATGGCCGATGTTACGATGCCAATCTGCTACCAGGAAACCTAACTGAAGGTGGTTCTCTACTGGCAGAATGTTTTCAGGTTGATTCTGTACTACGGTTGAATCTTGGGTCATGGCAACCTCAGAGTAAGCCCCCTGGTTTAGGGGGCTAAGTTATTACATGGTAAACGGATCATCACCAGTGGTGGCATTGTCAGATCCTGGATTGAAGCCAGCACCTGCAAAGTTACCGCCCGGAGCACCAGCGTTACCCTGACCAGTCACTTCTTTGAAGCGATCCCAGACCTGGCCTTTGTTAGCTTCGAGCCACTTATCTTTGAAAGTAGCTTCCTGCTTACCACGAATTTCCTGCTCAGTCTTATCGTCCTTGCTGCGGAAGACTTTTGCAATGGCGTTGATCTCACGAGACTCGTTGATCGGCTCGTACTGTCCATCGTCATTGCGTTTCTGCTTGTTCTCTTTGATACGCTGGATAGCGAAGGTGATCGGCTTACCACACAGATCCACCAGCATAGGAACATCAGTCGGAACTTCGGCTTTCTTCTCGAAGTTATACAGGTTGATGGTCTTGGTTTCTGGTTCCAGTTTAACCAGAGGTTTGCCGCAGGCCAGCAGGCAGATCGAGTTGGCTTTCAGGAAGTTTTTGGTGTATTCGCCTTTGTCATTGACGACTTTACCCTGACCATTCATGAACCAGATCTGCTCTTTGTAGATACCGTGATCATCTTCGAATTCGATGTTCATAGCCTGAGCTTTGGACTTATCGGACTTGGTGATGTAAGCCAGCTTGATGATACCCGGATAAACGTCAGTGTCACGAATGCGCATACCAGTGCCCAGGGTATCTTTTTCTACTGCTTTTTCTGCATCATAGTTAAAATCAAAATAAGACATGTTAGTTACCTTTTGTTTCTAGGCCATGGTTTTCATGGAAACCTAATTCAATTATCTTTTCAGCCCGGCAGATAGCTGCTTCATTGGCTGTTTTGAAGGTACGTTGCCATACCTTCTTACGGTTCATCGTAATTTCTGCTACATAGCGATCACGACGTTTGCAGTACCAAATACCTTGGTGTCCAGTAATGGTATTGCTGATTGCACCCCTGTTTCGCATATTCTGAAGCATCGTAGTATCCTTCAGATTTAACGCTCTGTTGTCATCACGAATATGGTTATCGTGATCTACATGCCCTTTAGGCCATTGCCTGTTGTGCATGTAGTAACAGATGATATGCTCTCCATAGGTAGTGCCGAAGATTGTTATATGGCGGTAGCCACTAGCCTTGTGGAGACTCCCAGCGCGACTACCGATAACAATTCTCTTATTACAAGACTTGCTAATCCAAGTAAGATGTCCAGTAAGAGCATCATATTTTAGTACCTTCTCAAGCATTTCAAGGGTGAGATCTTCTTTAGGAATTTTCATGCGTAATACTCATGCAAACGGTCTAATACCAACTGCATGTCATTATCGATGAAGGTTTCCTTGATATCAAACAAGTCCTCTGGGCCACGTAAACGCTCGTTAATGGTGTTCTTAGTAACCTGGGTCTGGTAAACATGCTTGTACCCGAGCATCTCCTCACGCTCGTTAATGTGAAGTAAGCCGTTCTGGTACTCTTCCAGATCCGTAAGCTTCACTTTCTTACAGGCAATAACCAGACTGAAGTATGACTCAATGCCCTGGTTCTTCAGTGCCCCTTTAACAGGTACACAGGTTTCACGAACCATGTCATCGTTAACTTCATCCTTCGTGTGAGCTAAGAAGATCACGTTCTTGGTAGACGTGGCTACCAGCACCTGCATCAGGTGTTTGAACTGCTGGGCAAATTGGCCCCAAGCAGCTTGGGTATTTGAGCTAGTAAGTACGAGCTGGCTCTCTACCATGTCCATGTAGTACGTCAGTGAATCGACTACAATGGTGTGAATATTCGGCTGGGTTTCAGCCCACTGAAAAGCTTTAGGGAGTACATCCCAACGTGCAATGGTACGTTCCAGGAAACCTGATTTGAAAGGCAGCTTTTTACCTGATTCACAGTTAAGATACAGCACACCTTCTGGGTTCTTCAGGTTCTTCAGTGATCGTGATTTACCACTTGCTGATTTACCCACAAGCAGTACAAGGTTGTCATTAACGCTGATTTGATCGGACATAATTACCTCTTTTGAAATGCCCCCGAAGGGGCAAACCCACAAAGGGAACGGAAGTTCCCCAACACACAATTACTTAACTTTCTTGGCAATGGTGAGCATGATGCTGCCATCAATCTCACTTTCGTCCAGCTTACCGGGAAGCTTGTTGTTCAGATCCTTCACCTGGCTTCTGATACGATCCAGAGAGAATCCTGCATCTACCAGTACCATGGCATAGTTGAACAGCTGCTTATTACGGTTACCGTCACCAGTGTTGTTAAGTACCCAACGTTCCAGATTATCCAGTTGATGCTGATCAGTAAGCATTTGCTTACGATCCTCGTTCTTACTGGTTTTAGGAATGAAGGGGAGTACATCGAATAGCTGACCATCCGTATACTCATAATGCCCTTTATGTGTTAACCATTTCTTAGAACGGTGTGAACACTGGTCATCAGCTTCAAATGGCAAGCCTTCAAGGACGTTGTTATAAAACTCCTTGTAGTCTTTCGCATCCAGCTTCAACTCATAGTTAATAGGCAGAATGATACGGAAACGGTTAGTCTCTTCGGTATGTCGTTTAGTGGTGTAATACAGAGCCTTGTAGTCTTTCAGCAGTAACTTAGCTGTAGACAGCTGACAGGTTCCATCCACATCAATAACCAGAAGGTTAAAGCCAGGAATGGCATTCTCTTCATTACGATAACCGTTCATCACTTTATGGGTAAGCCAGTGAAGATCTGGCTGATTTACCAGTCTGTGCAGTTGATCGAATGGTACGTCTTTAGGTACGAAACCAGTGGTTAAATCCTTGCTGTATGACAAAATCATCTCATCAAGGTTAGTTGGTTTCAGAGATTCACCACTCAGGAATAAGATGCCATCAGTATAGCTACGCTTCACAATGATGTTGTTTTTATAACCATAGGCAATAGCCAGGTTAATCATCTCATCCTTCTGGTTTTTACCACCACGGAAGTAAGGCAGATCCTCGTCCATGTCAGCCAGCGTAACGTCTGTGCCCACATCAGCTAAATACTTAGCCAACTTGGCATAGTTACGTTCAGGCGTAAGCAGCTTGGCAAAGGCTTCACCACATTCTTCAGTAAGCTTAATGGCATTCTCCAGGTGATCCTGGGAAAGCACAGGTGAACCATCTACGAAGGCATAGGCAGCAGCCAATTTCATGCACTTGAAGAAACGGTTCTCCATTTCACTTTTCTGAATGGTTTGATACTCACTGTACTGTTTGCTTTTGGCTTCACAGTCCAGACGATACTGGATGATATTCTTCAACACATCACGAGGGATGGTGATAGCTTTTCGCAGGTTGGAAATGTCTGCAAGCTTCTCCAGTTTTTTACCCAGGTCAGTGATGAAGGTATCAGCATTGGCATCAAACATTTGTTTCAGGATATCGTCAGCAGTTATCCCTTCTGGCTTCTTAGCTTTAAGCAGGAATCCAAAGTGACAACGACGTGCATACCCCATTTCCAGCATGTCATACAGACGACGTTCAGTTACATCCCCATCAAACAGCTTAGTTGGCGTACCAAATAACAGCATGTTAGTTGGAGTACTACCTACCAGCTTCTCATGGCGAACGTTTTCAGCAGATGACTTGATCAACTTATCTTTCACTAAACCAAGGTCATAGAGTTCCAGGAAAGTATCCAGTACCTCAGTCTGCCCTACCAGGTTTGCACCGATTTCATCGATCTGTAAGTTCACACCACCAGCATTGCCCATAAGGAGCTTATGACGCATTTGCTTAACAGCTGGGGTAGTTGCAGAGTCAAAGCTAAACAGCAAGCTGCCTAAGCTTTCAAACTCCTTACGCACCTTCTCCAGCTCATCTTCTGGGTCAACCAGATTAGATGCTGTGGACTTACGTTGAGCACGTTTCTGAGCAAGCTCAAACATGTTTTGTTCAGCTACTGTAGGAAAGGTTACTTCCAGGAAACGCTCACGGAATCCTGCCAGTAACTCACGTTCAATCAGGCTGGTGGAATAGCCTTTACCAGTACCTGATGGAGACAGGTTCAGAGCGTAGATATTGATAGGCAGATCGTTACGATCATACCCTTTAATGACTGCTCGCATAGACGAGGCCATTACACCCCAGTAGTAAGCCAGAACTACCCTGAAAAAGAGCCGTTCCTCGTTAAGGGTTTTAGCATTGAGAAAATCAACGATCTTCTCACTGGTGGGATGATATTTCATCTCACTCACTGGTTTGATGGAGATCATACTTGTCCTTATACTTCGAGATGACCAGAACGAATTAGCTCATCTTTTTGTTTACAGATTGGAAAGGCTGGGCAGTATGCACAAGCTTTAACTTGACCAGGGTTATGTACGATCATACCCACGTTGCCATCGTCAGCCAGACGCTTATAAGCTTCAGCTTCAGTGTCAAAGTTTTTGGTTGATCGGGTCATATTTGCCGGGTTCTTGTAGTACTTCCAGACCGGAGCATCACGCCATAACTCTTCATCAGTACACTCGGGAATGTCTTCGTCTTTGGCCTGTTTATACTTCTCATACAGGGCAATACGACCTTCAACATACTTCTGAGTCTCTTCCAGAGAGAGTAACTGATAACGTTTAGTTTCAGTCTTACGCTGTGGATAGTTAGGATTAGCTCTGGCTTGAGCACGCTGCCAGTCAGTAAAGATAAACTGGATAGACATTACATCTTTAGTAATGATATCTGGGTTAAGCCAGCGATAGATACTACCTTGCAGGGCATAGTCCAGATCCTTACTACCCTTCATATAGCTGAAGGTTGAGGTGGACTTAAAGTCCTCTAAGGCACCATTGCCTACGAAGTCAAACTTACCAGTAATACGGTAACCCATGACTTCTTTCTCAGATCGGATTTCCATGTACACTGGAATATCCCCGGCCTTCAGTTCCCATGGTTTAGGGTTAACTTTAACCTTGGCAATCAGGTCAGGTGAGTAACCCAGCTTCTCCATAGCTTTGGGGAAGTTTTCAGGTGACCAAGCCAGCTCAATACCTGAGTGGATAGCTGTACCCATACGAGAAGCTACCAGGTCTTCCAGGTCAGCTGTTTGCAGCTCTGGAGGAACACGGGGAGTCAGGATCAGCTGACGGATAGGCTTCAGCAGTTTGGTTGCTGAGAAGGTTCCAGGGATATAATCATAGTGATCAGTAGCCAGGAACACTGCCATAGATAACGGGATCTTAGTGTTGTTTGTGTAAATCATTAGCTGATTCCTCACCCCACAAGGCTGCATATGCTGCCAGATCTTCAAAGTTATCCAGCTTAAAATCACCCTGGTTTGCCCGGACGATTTTTAGTAGGACTTGAATGAGCCACCCATCAGCCGGGGTAAGATCCTTACCACGAATCTTATTGAACAGCTCAATGACCAGTGGAATGGAACGTTCACCTTGGGCATTGTCATAAGTAACTGCACGATCCTCTAAATGCCCAGCAGCAGCCAGTAGTACCTTGTGGGCACTGACTGTTGTATCTACTGGTTTAGGTTCAAGAGCTTCAAGCTGTGCTGTCAGTTCAGCTACTTGGATTTCAAACTTCTTAACTTGAGATCCCCAGTATGCTTTTTTCTTTTCAGCGACAGACATTTTTAAAAAGTTTTTAGCTTCGTGGAGAGACTGTAGAGCGTGTCTCAACTCTCTTTTTAAATGCGTTTTGTTCATATGGATTTCCTTTGCAAAGAATTCACAGAGTGCCCGGAAGGGCACCCCACAAAACACTTAAGCTTGGCAACTTAAGCATTCATCCTTAACAACCACACCACTTCGTGAGTAGACGTAGTAAACAGACAGGATTTCTTCATCCAGTACACAACGAGTCATCAACTCCGAGATCAGATCTTCTGATCCATCTTCAGGTACAAAGAAGTTCAGAGACTGGCCTTGGCAGATATGTTTCTGACGTAAGCTGGCACGACGTAACAGGACTCGCTGATCCATTTCAAATGCAGTCTTAAATACCTGCTTCTCATGGTCATCAAGCCAGTCAACGTGTTGTACTGAGCCTACGTGGTTAATGATATCGTTGATGGTTTCTGCTGAGTACACTCCACGTTCCTGCATGAGTTTGTAAATCTCAGGCACTATACGACTGAGTTGCCCAGCAGCAGAGCTGGCTTCAAATACCATTCCAGGATCCGGGAACCAGGATTCGGATACACCACCCATTAACAGGGCTGTGCTCTTGGTAGGTGCAATAGCTGTACGGTGAGTATTACGTACACCATGACCTTTACACCATTCTGGTTCACCCATGACTTCTGCCATCCACTGAGAAGCTTTAAGGCTTTCATCATGGATATGCTTGAAGATCTCTTGATCGATAAACTGAGCTTCCAGTGACTCATAAGGAATACGCTTCGACTGGAAATAAGTACTGAGGCCCATTACACCTAAGCCAATAGCTCGGCCTTTGATGGTGAAGTCTCGTACTTTCTCTAAGCCCTCAATACCATCACTAACTTCAATGAACTCTGAGCACAGGCAGTCCAGGAAAATAGTGGAATAGAATACTGCCTTGCTGGCTTTAATCTTATCCCAGTGAACCAGGTTCAATGAGGACAGAATACAGCTATAGGTCAGATCCTTGGATGAATGCAGCATGATTTCGGTACACAGATTGCTCGCCTTAAGCATCAGGTCACGGTCTTTGTACATTGCAGGACGGTGGCGGTTAGCCTTGTCAATGAAGTACAGATAACCTTTACCTGTCAGCATTTTGACATGCACAGCATCTTCGAATCGCTGGTTTGCTTCTGCATCACCAGCTTTCAGTTTCTCAACGAAACTATCTTTAATGATCCAGCCATAATTCTTGCCATTGGGATCGGTTTTCAGTGAGTTAAGGCACTCATAGAAATCCCCATGCTCGATATCGAGGTAGGCACCAACAGAACCCCGTCTGTTACCACCCTGGCTTACCTTGCTGGTACAAGTGAAGAAGTCATCAATAACTTCCTTAGCACCATTGGCAACGCCACCAGTGCTGATCTTGGCACCACGAGGACGGATATCTGAGAAGTCTGCTGAAGTACCAAATCCATATTTGGACAGGATTGCAGTCTCTCGTAAGGCTGAGTAGAAGCCATCAATGCTATCTGCTACTACCTGCCCAGAGCAGGACACAGGCATACCACGATCAGTTCCTGTATTAGCCAGTGCTGGTGTAGCAGGAGATAAGATGCCATTCCACATAAGATCGAAGAATGCTTTCTCAAGTTCACCACGATAAGCCTGTGGTACATGACGTGCCAGAGTATGTGCAATCTTCTGGTGACGTGCTCTTAATGAGCCTTCACCCTCGACGATGTACTTACTCTTGAACATTTGCCATGCTTGAGTTGTATACCAATCAGGGAGTAATCCCTGTGCTTGTAACTTCTTACGCTCGGCACTAAGTGCTTCGAACTCAGTAGCGACTGAAGTCTCTACTCCTGTAGGTTTAAACGACATGCTTACTCTCCTGGTTTCAATAAAGCTGACAGATCACGGGCACCAGAAAGCTCATTAGCTAAGTTCTGGTTAAAACCTAATTTATGCTTGGCCCAGTTACGTGTGTACTGCAACTGAGTACCAGCAAAGAAATCTGCAAACTTATAGGAAGACAGGGAGGTATAGAACCAGCTGGAGATAACGCCTGACTCTTGCTCGAACATATTCGGCATACCCAGACGATTAAGCACCACGTTCACCCGATCACGAATGAAGTGTTGCATTTCTTCTTTGGTTACTACACGGATGGTTTCAGGAGCCTTGGCAAAGATACGTTCAATCATGGCGAACTCATGATCATGAACATCTTTAGCCATTTTCCAGATAGCATCAGCTAATGCTTCCTGTTTGGCTTCATCCATATTGCCAGCTTCAATACGTTCCTTTTTACAGGTGTTATGAAGCCAGGCAGAGAACATGCTGTGATAGTTTTCATCTTTGGCTGAACCGTCGATACCTGCCACAAAGTGGGGGATCAACTTAAAGCCAGGACGGCTGAATGATTTGAAGAATGCAAATGCTGAGAACAACATCACACCTTCGAGGAATGCTAATGCTGCTGTAGCTTCCAGAGCATCACCAGAAGACGCTTGTTCGTCGATCCATGCAATATGCTTGGACAGGTCTTCGTCACGCTTCCAGGTGGTGTAGAACTCATCTGTAGCCAGATCCAGTGACTGATTAATCAGATCATAGAATGGGGCATGAGAGTTCAGCTCAACCATAGCGAATACAGCACAGGCACGTTGAATATGAGGACGAGGGAACAGACGTTGAATACGCCCACCCCACATCTCTTCACCACCGATCATTAACTCATACTGAGTCAGGACGGTCTGGAGAGTGAGGATACCTTCACGTTCACCTTCAGTTAGCTTGTTGTGGAAGTCACCAACGTCTTCCTCTACGCCCAGTTCTTCAGCAGGCCAGAAGATAGCCATCTGGCTGGTGGCTGCTTCGATAGCTTGGGGGTAGTCGATGACGTAAGACTCTGTTGGAGTCTCAATACGTGAGAGAGGTTTAGTCATAATTTACCCAAAGAATATTGAGTTGGTTGAAAAGGGTAGTGAGCATAACTCACTTCCCCGGATTCTGTAATCTGGTTATTTAACCATTATGACTTGGTGAGTGCTGCCCAGCTAACCGGGAACAAGGGTTCCACAATAGCTGCTACAGCATGGGCCAGATCCTGAATTTCCTGCTGTGCATGGGAATCAGAACGTTTGTTGAAGAAGTTGGCAAAGGCCAGAAGGTTACCTGTCCAAATCCAGTTAACCATGGCACCTTGAGGCAGTACGAAACGTGCTTGCTCAGGGGCAATACCTGCTTCAAGCATTCGTTCATAGGTTTGTACTGCCAGATGTGTTTGATGTTCATAAATACCACGCCACATCTTATGATCTGGGTGTAAACCAGCACTGCCCTGTTTAATTGATCCTTCTGGTTTCAGGCGAAATTCAGGAATAAAAATTTCAGGGACACTGCTGATATAGCGGCGAGACTCTTCATTCTCAACCAGACCCTGCTTATGTTTAAAGCACTGGGTACGAATTGGGATCGGAGCTTTCATACGCAACGTAATTGCAGTATGGGCAAACGGTGTCCAGTGTACAGCCTGATGACGGATATCTTCGTAGAGTTCTTCAGCCCATTTTGCAGCTTCCTGTGGTGTAGATGCGTTACGCACTTCACTAATACCATCTTTGATTAAATGAAGGATTCTGAAGCGATCTTTGCTGGTTACACCGTTAGCAAGAAAACGAATAAGACTGGCATCTTGTTCAGGGGTAGTCTCACGTTTCAGTGGGCCAAAGGAAATACGGGCAACGTCTACTACACGTTTGTCATCGCCCATATGATCGATATATTCAGCGACTTGTTGAGTCATTATACTTACCTCTATGTGGGGCTTTACTGCCCATTGTTTAAAAAACAGTTATGATACTCTCATTCATGAATAGGAGATCTCCCCAATGAGTATTCGAACCACTAAGGTTGATTTTTATCTGGTTAATCCAGATGGATCCCCTGTGACTAACACGAGCTTTTTTGTAAAGCCTCTTCGAGCCAGCTTCATGTCTGAATATGCAGGGCTTTCTCTGGATATTGAGTTAAAACTGAAGACTGATAATACGGGGCATGTGCTTGCTGATTTAGTAGCTTTACCTTATCCCTACGTGCTGATCTATGATGATTCAGATGATAGCAACCCAGGGCAATTCCTGTTCTATGTTCCAGTTGTTGATTTTACTGTGAACTTCCAGGATCTGATTGTTACTCGTGCAGACTCACAGGATAAGTATGTAGACAATGCACTTAACCAAATCATTTCTGGTTTGGCTAAATCAAAAGAATATGCTGAGGAAGCAAAAGCATCGGCGGAGGCAGCGAAGCTGTCGGAGACGAATGCTGGTGCTGACGAGGCAGCAGTTGCAGAACAAACAACACAGGCTTCAGATCTGTTGAATAAAGCCAACGAGATCTTAAGCCAGATTAATACGACTTATGAGAGTTTCTCTACTGATTACGCTGCTGTAATTGCTGCGGCTGCTGTAGTTCAAACTAGCCTGGTTTCAGGCAAAATTCAGCTGGGTGCTTATACCCTCTGGGTTGATGGTGTGGGTAACCTTCGTATTATTGAAGGGTCACCTTCATCCCTTGGTGATGGTACTGTTGTAGGCGAGCAGACAAACAGTTAAATCTGGCTTTTACCTTGATCTCCCTTTAAGATTACGCATAGTTAATAGTCATTTTACTGGGAGATCGTCAATGACTTGTTCATGCAATTCTTCTTGCACCTGTTCAGATACTGAAATTAAGCAAATTGTTGCTGATGCAGTCGCTGAACAATCCAGCAAGTTTACGGAGCTTACTCAACAAGCGGGGCAATCTGCCACGGCTGCTGACGGCTCTGCTAACGAAGCTGCAACCAGTGCATCCCAAGCTGCGAGTTCTGCTCGTGTCGCTGGTTCCAATGCTACTGCTGCGTCTGAATCGGCTAACCAATCTGCACAATCTGCATCTGCTTCTGCATCCTCGGCTGCTTCTGCTTTGAATACTGCTGCGGCTCTGAAAGTAACTTCTGATTCCTTGTCAGATACTGCTTCTAAGCTGAGTGCTAAAGTAGACTCTGCTAATGTGAATGCTGATAAAGCTGAAACTGCTGCTGAGACTGCTGGTACTTATGCTGCCTCTGCTCTGGATTCCAAGTTATCTGCTGCTTCTTACTCTGCAAATGCTGGGGTATCTGCTGCTACTGCTTCCAGTGCTGCTGCTCAAGCTGTTAATGCACAGACTGCCGCTGCTAACTCTGCTGCTAATGCTGCCCAAGCTTCATCTACAGCAACCTCTGCTGTCAGCAACTTCAATGAAACTGTCAACAACACTATGACGCAGATTAATAGTGCTGCTGAAAGTGCACAAGATGCTGCTGCTTCTGTGGCTACTGCTGTTGCTGATATGGATCAGAAAGTAGCTTCTACGGCTACTAATGCTCAGTCTGCTGCAACCAGTGCTACTAATGCTGCAACCAGTGCTGTTAAAGCATTAGCTTATGTAACTGCTGCCCAGTCGGGTATTGTAAGTTACTCCAGTGCTGCTGTTCTGCTGGCTGCTGTTCCTACCTCTAACCAGGTGGGTTTGGCAGTAGATACGGACGGTCTTTACTACTTCCGTACTTCTACGGGAAGCTGGACTAACCTGAATACTACCTTTGCTAATTATGTGTTGGATATCTCCAACATTGATAAAGCATTGAATTCTACTGCTGCTTCTTGGGTAGATACTTCAGGTACTTCACGTCCAACCTGGAAAGCTATTCAGGATGCTGTAAAAGGGTCTAATGCTGCTTTGGCTTTCGCCTCTGCTACTGAACTCTTAGCTTTTGTTCCCACAACTGCTAACGTTCTGGCTTTGGATACGGCTACAGGTACTTATTATTACTGGAATGGTACTGCATGGTCTAAAACGTCTTACCAGGTAAGTGATGTTATTAAACCAGTGGCAGAAACTCTTCAGCGTCTCTATGCAAGTCAGCAACTCATGGGCCAAAGTCTCATGGACATTGTTACTTTGCGAGATACTCTGGATGCTCTGATTACCTCTGTGGATGGTATCGAGGATAATGTTGATGCTTCACTGACTTCTGTTAAAACTGCACTTCAGCAGCTGTATCTGTCTTTGCAGGTACTCGAAGTCGCTACGGCAGGAACTACCAGTCAAAAAGACTTTGATGAGCAATGTCTCTTATGGCTTACCTCTTTCACTGGGGTAATTCAGGGACTGACTGCTCTTGAAGGGCTGGATGTTGATTCAATCTGGGATGCTATTGAGGCTTCTAAATCAAGCTCAGTAACTTTGCCTGTATTGAAAGATCAGTATGCATTCCCTGCACCGGAATCGCTGATCCGTATTAACCTAACCTCTGCTTCTGCCTTGCCTACTACTAAAGGCCCGGTAATCGAGGGTTCTGTTGATATCTATATTGATGGCCAGCTGTTCTCTAAACCAGTTCACGTAGATGTTCAGGGGGCAACCTCTGCTGCCTATGCGAAGAAAAACCTTAACCTGGCTTTCTTCACTGACACCACTTATAAGGATACTGTCGATCTGAAGATCGGGGATGTTAAATCTCATAATGAGTGGACGTTCAAAGCCAACTGGATTGATGCCACTAACGTTCGTAACACCATGAACTACAACCTGTGGGCAGATTTGGTAGATACTCGTACTGGCTGGCCTCAACGTGAGATTGACTTCTCTTATGTAGGTAAAGTTGGTGCCGCAGGAATGGCTACAGGTGCTACAGCGTATCCACAGGGTTACCCATGTGTTCTGTATTTTAATGGGGAATTCTACGGTATTGGCGATCTGATGCTGGGTAAAAAGCGTGGCAACTATAATATTGCCAAGAATGATCCTACCAATATTCTCTTTGGTTTGGATGATGCAACTGTGTTTGAGAACTTATCTCCTACACTAGCTTCCATTGATCTGAAAGCACCAAGTAAAATTACTGATGCAGTAACTGCTTCTTTCACTAATTTTACTACGTTTGTGAAGATGGAACAGGAAGCATTTACTGCCGCTTTGCCAACCTATCTGGACACCACTAACATTGTAGATTTTTATCTGTTTGTCCATTTTTTGGCTGCTGTGGACTGTGTTCAAAAGAACACCATGATCTCTTCATACGATGGGGTTAAATTTATCTTTAATCCATATGATCTGGATACCACGTATGGGCTGCATTATGCAGGTACTTCTATTGCTTATGCACCTACTCTGGAAACCTTTGTTTGGGGTACTGCTTCCCAGAACATTACCTTCTGGCGAAAAGTCCGTACAGCTCTGAATACCGAGATTGAAGCACGGTATAAAGAACTGCGTGAGAAGAATATTTTCACTGTGGAGAAAGTACGTGACCTGGCTACTGATCTCATGGAAAAATATACCCCAGAGTTGTATGAAGCCGAGCAAGCAAAATGGCCTGCACAGCCTTCCTGGACTCTGACCAGTCTTAACCAGATTCTGGACTGGACTAAGCAGCGTCTTGTGTATCTGGATTCATACTTTAACTACTCCGCTTGAGGATAACTGAATGTCTACGACTATTATTGTAAAAGATACCCTGCGTCAGGCCGTGGAAGCGGCCTCTAATGGAAAGCAGACGGTTCTGTACACTGCAAAAGGGCAACCCTCTTTTGTTAACATCATCCCTAAAAAGACCATTCGTCAGGCTTTTGCTGGTTGGACTAATGATAATGTTCACCCTGCTTTCATCATTAATGGGGTAGAACAAAGTTACCTCTATGTGGGCACCTATGAGGGTTACGTATCTAATGGTGAGCTGGTTTCCCAGCCTAACCGCAAACGTAACCTTATGGGAGGTGTAGAGGCATGGACTAAAGCCAAAGCTGCTGGGGCTAAATGGCACTGCATGACAGCACCAGAAAAAGCTCTGCTGGCTGCTCTCTGTATTACTGAAGGTAGTGTAGAACCTCGTGGTAACTCAGGTGGTGGGGCATCTTACTATGGCTATGACCAGAATGATCCTACCCAAAAAGGTCGTCGTGATGATGGTAAAGAAGCCATTGCTGCTAATGGTAACTCTGGTATCTACACTGGTTCAGGCCCGGTAAGCTTCCGTCATAACCAGGATTTCAATGGTATTTCGGATCTGGCAGGTAACTACTATGGCTGGTTGTTTGGTCATCGTATGATTTCTGGTGAATTCCAGACTTATAACGATAATGACTTTGCCGCTGTCACTGCTGAAGATATTGCTGCGATTGTTATGTCTACTAAGTATGCTGACAATACTGGCTGGCAAGCATTTAGTTCTACCACTGCTGCACAAATTACCCCTACCTTTACGGGTACTTATGCGGGTGGTGACTATACTCCAACTACGGTTGATGCCATCAAACTTGCAGCTTCACTGGCAGTAGTGGACACTACTTCGTACTGGTGGACTTCCTTTGGGTCTATTGGGCTGCCAGCAGTATCAGACTTAACCACTAAAGTTATCGATCTTCCTCGCTTCTATGCTGAAGCTTGTGGTGCTGTGCCTCTTAAAGCGCTGATTGATACGGGTAAAATTCGTTTGGGTAATACCCTGGGCAGACCTACGAATGCTAATAAGTCATTCACTTTCTCTGTTGAAGGTCAGACAGGTATTGTTGGAGGTTCTTCCCAGATTACTCCGGGTAACTTCCTTGCAACTAATAACCCATCACTGTACTCTGCCCGTCCGGTCTACTACTCAGGTTCTTAATCTGATGTGACTACAAGGCCCACTTCGGTGGGCTTTTTTATATTTGGAGGATGTATGCCATCTAAACAAATGACAGCTTTCTTAGGTATGCTGGGGGTTTCTGAAGGAACCAGTACTAGCAAATATACTAAGAACAATGGGTATGATGTGATCGTCAATGGTATCGGCGGTGAACCTAAAATCTTTACTGATTACAGTAAGCACCCTAATGTATTGGTGACTGTAAATAATAAAGGTTTGAAGTCTACAGCCGCAGGACGCTATCAAATCCTTTATAAGTTTGCTGAAGCTTATAAGAAGCAACTCGGCCTTAAAGGTTTCTGGCCTGAAGATCAGGATAAGATTGCTATCCAACTGATCAAAGAGTGTAAGGCGCTTGATGATATTGAAGCTGGCCGTATTGAGGTTGCCATTAATAAATGTCGATCTCGCTGGGCATCTTTACCTGGTGCTGGGTATGGGCAGTTTGAGCACAAGATGTCTACTCTGGTTTCAGTATTTAAGAAACTGGGAGGCAAAGTAGCATGAAACTTGTAGAAAACTGGAAGTCAGCATGGAAATGGTACTCTGTGCATATTATGGTAGTGATTGTTGCACTTCCTGAAATTTGGAGCTACTTTCCACAGGAGTTCAAGGATTCACTGCCTCCACACGCTCTTGCTGGACTAACAACTTTCCTGGGAATCTCAGCTATAGTTGCTCGTCTGGTTTCTCAGGAGAAGTCCAATGATAAAGGATCTAATTAAACAGTATGCTGTTTTGTTAGGTTCTGTTCTGGCCCTGGCTTTACTTGCCGGGGCTTGTTACTTAACCTATGTTGTAACTGATAACCACTGGTCTGCTAAGTACTCTGGTTTGAAGCAAGAGTATAGTGATGCTTCTGCTAAAGCTACTCAGGAGGCCAGGATCAAAGAATGGGAGTACCAAAACAATGTTGATGCAATCGCACAGCAAGGGGCTAAAGACCTCGCACAAGCTCGCTCTGACGCTGATAGTGCCAATGCTTCTATTGGTAGGTTGCAGCAACGGATCAACCGTTTACTTGCCGACACCAGCTCCGAAGATTCCGGTACTACCCAAAGAGGCAAGACAGCCAGAGAAGCCCTCGATCTGCTTGCCAACGTGCTCGAAAAATCTCTCGAACGAAATAGACAGTTGGCTGACTACGCCGACAAAGCCAGTAGTGCTGGATCCACCTGTGAAAAAGCCTACGACGCCATCCAATCAGGCAAGTAATACTAAGTTGGTTTATTTCGTATAAACCAGTAGAATGATGTACATTAACTAGACTTTTCATGAAGAGGAAACACCTATGTCTAAAGTCCCCTCTATCGGTGCTGGTGTTATCACTACCGATGATGTGCTGGCACAAGGCTATGATTTTATCCCCCTGAAAATGGGTGGTATGGCTAAAGTGCCTGCTGATGTAGCCGCTGCTCAATCTAAAGACGTTACGGGCGCTGCTTATACCAAGCCAGCAGCTCTTAAGCTGACTACGGATCTGGCTGCTACTAAATCGGTAGCTGTTGGTGCTGCCCTGGAACTGAAAGTAGTTCCTGCTGGTGGTGTTGCACCTTATAGCGTTACCTGGTTTAAAGGTGGCTCTGCTGTCCAGACTCTGGGCAGTTCTACCCTCAATCTGGGTGCAGCTACTCTGGATATGGCCGGCTCTTACCATGCTGAGGTCTATGACGCAGCTGGTAAAGAGATTCAGTCTACTACCTGCGTAGTGACTGTTACTCAAGCTGGTGGTTAATAACTATCAGCATGAATAAGCCCCCAACTGGGGGCTTTTTTATTACCCTGTCAAACCTAAAAGGTTATCAGAATCCTTTACCGCAGTATCTTTGATAAAGGCAAAAGGTACGATTATCTTTCCGAAGTGAAAGGCATTAGCACTTTCTACAATTTTATTTGCTTTGAAAGTGAGTGAGCCATTATTTCTGAAAAAGATAGTTATCTCAGCTGGAATTTTGTCTGTCATAGAGAGGCAATCCTGTGAGTTGCAGCCCTGATGCGACTAATGCGGTTAGTATGCACTACCTCATTTCTGTCATACCCTCGGGCATTTCTACGAATGGTTGCATACTCAGCTTGTACAGCAGGGTTCTGAGCACGTTTCTGAAGGATCTTGGAGCATTTAGAATGCACACGTTTACTACGCTCGATCCCACATATTGGACAGATGTTAAAGGTTGAACTGATAATCATGGTTTTAGAACAGCAATGATATCTTTAACTACTTCCCGTGATTCAGCCTTAGCTGAGATACTACGAGTTGCAGTTAATGGGTGAATGTCAAATCCAGCTTTGGTATAGAGATCAACTAATCGTGGAGCACTACTATTCGTAATGACCACCCTTACACCTCTGGCTTTAAGCTCAAGAGCTTTACCTACCAGACGCTTCTGATCTCCCCACTTGAAGCTGGTGCCACTGTAGCTTGTGAACCCCTGATGTTTAGGCATTGGCTCATAAGGTGGATCACAAAATACAACATTACCCTCCTGAGCAGTTTCCATGAACATCATAAAATCTGTATTTGCTACTGTTGGTTTCAAACCAGAATTGATGAAGTCTCTGAGTTCCTGTTCAGGGAAGTAAGGCTGTTCTTTCTGGCCCCAAGGAACATTGAATTCCTTTTTCTTGTTGTAACGACATAGGCCATTGAAGCCAGTACGGTTAAGCACCAGAAAGAATACAGCTTTAGACAGTGAGTTAAACTTGCCACTATTAAAGTTAGCTCTGAGTTGATTGTAGCGAGCTTCTGAGTTACACCATTCATGCAGTTTCTTTGCCTGGTTCAACACATAATCACCATTATGGATGAGGGCTAAGTAGAGCTGGCACAAATCAGGATTCACATCATTGATAGCCACCTTATCGAAACCAGCATTCATAAATACTGATCCTGCACCCACAAAAGGTTCAATGAGACGATTACCAACTAAGAATGGTTGGATTTGAGGAAGCTGGCGATATTTACCGCCTGCCCATTTCAAAAATGGTTTCATTTGAGTACCAGTGCTAACAGGTTCATAACAAGATCGTAGGCTTGATAAGCCAACCACCAGAAAGCAATCAATAAGATTGCTATGATACTCCATACTTTTCCGCGAAAGCTCATAATAGTTTCCTTAATAAAAAGCCCTCCGAAGAGGGCTTGGGGTTACTTAGGTGAACCTGTGTAGGACGTCTTGCCTTCAAACAGCCTTTCTACATACTGGAAGATCTTAATCCCCAGATAGGCAGATGCTGAAGTGAATATGGGTTGCGTAATCCCAGTAGGCAACTGACTTGCCACTACAGGGTAGGCATCCCATGCCAAATAGCCTGCGAGTAGAGCTGCTGACATTTCTGTAGCTGCTGCAACGAAGGTTACCTGACCATAGCGTAGGATTCGTCTCCCAACGGAGATTGCACCACTGACCGTACTAATCAGGAGAGCACCCAGTAGCTGAACATAAAAGTTCTGTTGCTGGTCTGGGGTCATGACACTACTCCAATTCACTTACATGAAATGGATTGTAACGTAATTTACTTTGAATGCTCAGAATTATCTGACCATAAACTAGCAAACTTAGCATTGATTGCTTTCATGAACCCTTTCTGGTTATGGTTGCGAAGACGCAGCCGACTAAAGTTAATCTCATGAAGACCTTTAGTAATACCTTTAAGGTTCTCAACAAAGATAGCCTTATCAGGTTCTTCTTGAACCAGAGTGACTTTCTGGTTTAGAAAGTACAGTTGACCATTAAGCAACGTCCAGAAACCAGTGCATTGATACACACTTTCAGCCACTGGAGCACCCATAATCAACTGGCTTGCCAGTGATGTGATGCTCTCAGGGCATTCAAGGTATAACCCCAGCTCTGGTTTAAGGTACTTAAGTTCAATAACGAGTTTTACCATGGATCCTCTACACTAAACTTGGGAACCAGAATAGCTGTGACATTAGGCAGATACTTTCTGATTTTATTGATGACACTTTTATCATCATCGATCATGAAAATATCCACTTTATCCATCGTAGTCGAGGCACCCATACAGAACATTGGGATCAAGGACAGCATAGCTTCAAGTTTAAAGTCAGCTGCACTTCCTCCCAGGTTTTCACTCCGGTTATGGATCAGGTCGAAGGTAAGTTTACCCTCTTCTTTGAAACGATCATTCGTCTCTTTATCCAGGAGTTTGCTACGGTTAGACAGGCTGATTAGTACTGACTCTTGATTAACCAGTGATTTAACCATCTTGATGCCTTGATGATTCAGCGGCTCAAACAACCACGCTTTATGCCATTCAAGCCAGTCATGCTGGTTTGATGGATCCTTAGGAATGTAACGCTTTCGAAATTCACTGTTACCGTTCAGAACTCCGTCCAGGTCACAGAAGATCAGTCTACGCATGTGATGCCTCTTTCTGTTTTAGCTTATCCAGTGCTTTAGCCACAAATGGCTTTATATCATCTTCTGCAAGGTTATTAGGCAGAGTGATAGCATTGGCCCAGTTGGGGTAGTACAAGTCCAGTTCAGCTGGTAAGGGGATTCGTGGATCGGCAATTTCAGGTAAACCTTTCCATGCCATACACTCAATCAGGTTGTCATTAACAAACTTGATTGCCCTTACGTTGTTACGCATCAGCACATAGATGGCATCATGAATCAGAGCCACAGGCAGAATGTCATAACGGAACTCTGAGGCCCATACTCGTTCCATAAACTCATTAGCAGCACGGTTGGTTAACAGACCATAGGACTGACCTGAGATAGCATTGCCTAAAGTTCGTCCCTCAGCTTCAGCTTCACGTAGCGTCTTGGTGGTATCCAGGATCGAACGTGCAAGGAGCGGGGTACGAATGCGCAGCCCAAAGGCAGCAGTGGCATAGCCATCGTTACAGGCTTGTCTGATACGTTCTTTAACCCATTGCCCAGATACGGCATAGAGTGCATGGAAACTGGCTTCAGTTTCTTTGGCTTCTTCTTCAGAGAAACCACAGTTCTTAACCAGAGTGATCCAGGTGCCTTGGTACTGAAGTGCGAAGCTTGGAGACTTAGACCTATTACGTATTGGGTAGTATGGATGATCCTTCTCAGCTATCTGGTTTACAGAAGCTGGATCATTAATGTCGATATCCGGCATTAACTTGGCTCCCCAGTAGCCCACAGCACGTAACGAGTGACCGTCGAAGCCATCCGTAAACACTTTGACCTTGTTAGGGTCTTGCGTTAACAGTGCATTGATACGGTCTTCCAGAGCATTAAAGTCTGCTCCACCGAATACCCAACCATCAGGTGCAGCAAAGCACTTCTTGATGAGTTTACCGAAGGTACTCCCAGAAGGTAGCTGCTGTAGGTTTGGATCCGATGAGCTTAATCGCCCTGATACTGTGCCACCCAGGTTGAAGTTACCGTGTAGGTAAGATCTTCCATTGCCTTTGTTAAAGGCATTTTTAAAGGTGGGTATAAAACTGGTGAGGATCTTCTCACCATCTCCAAACTCACGAAGAGTTTTGAGTATTATCTTTCCACTTTCAGTAGCATGGTTTTCCAGCTTCTTAAGTGTTGCACCAGCTGTGGATGGTTGCTTGGTTTTGGTTCTGTCCAGTACAGGAAGTTTCATCACTTCGTAAAGTAAAGTGATCAGATGGTTGCCACTATTGGGATTGAACTTAAGGTGACTGAAAGCACTGAGAGGATACTGTTTAGTCTTCAGAGTGGCATTTTTAGCTTCCATTGCTCTGGTTTGAATAAGCATTTCTGCTTTTTGAACCAGGGGGTGTGCATACAAAGTTTCAAGGCTTCGATCATGCAGTTCCTGTAATTGCTTCTCTGCCTTGTTCACCATAGCAGGGATCATAGGCATACCAGTAAGCTCAATCTGAGTGATTGTCTTCTGGCTTGGCATCATCAGGTATTTATACAGCTCAAGCTGCATATCACGAACCATAACAGGGTAATACTTGTTATAGACATACCACGTAGACATGGTATCGATGATGTTATAGCGAAGCAGTTCAGGCAGTGGGATTACCAGGATATTGGTAATATCAGACATAGCCCAGTTACCTGCAAACTCATGAGCAAGCTGTTTCAAGCTCAGTTCATTCTTTGCAGTGTTGTTCAATGCGAGATAAGCAATGATGCGAGTATCATCACAATCTCGATAGAGACAATCCAGGCCACGCAGTAAACCTTCATTATCCAGGGGATCTTTCATCCAGAGGTTATAGATCAGGACTTTGGTATCAAAGTTAGCCCTGTGGAATTTAAGGTTACCCTTGTATTCCTCAAAGAACTTACGCAGCTTAATACGAAAGCCTTCGTTAAACCAACGGTAGTTTTCCCCTTCACTTACTGCAAGGTCACAGGTGAATGCTATACCTCCTGTGTTATCAGGACTGAAAGCAATAGTACCGATACCCGCAGTAAAGATATCAAGACTAAAAGTTTCGATATCACAGGTCAGCTTAGGATAGGACATTAACTTGGCAAATGCCTCGTCAATTTCCTTTTCAGTCTGAGGATACAAGGCCCATTTCAGGATATCAGCACCCAAAGCTTTATAGCTATTGGTTACCTTACCTGCTAAGGCTTGCACAGACATTTCCAGTTTATCTGCCTGGTTTGGGTTATAGAGCAGAGCCTGATAGTTAATACCTACCAGTATCTCGATATCCTCATACCCCGGTATTGAACAAGGAGTGCCATAGCCGATCATTGCATCGATCTTGGCATTCTTAACCAGACACTTAAAGTAAGTGGAGTCAGCACAGTAGATGTACTTAATGCCCATCTTCTTAAGCTGGGGGAGAATTTTAGCCAAATAATCCTTACAGAACTTGGCTGGTGCTTTGCCATTGGATTCATACTCCAGCGAAAACGCCAGAATATTTTCCTTAGCATAACCAGCTTCAACTAAAGGATTAACGTAGTGACGCTCAATCTGATCCTGATAGAAAGCAGACTCTTTTATGAGTATTGCTGTCTCGAATTCAGGTTTATGAGCGAACATTATATGACGCATAGCCTACCTCTCTAGTGGCATACGAAAGAAAAGGGGGATTTAACGTTTCAAATCCCCAGCTAAAATAGATTTTAGCCTGTGACAGTTTAAACATAGTGTTTGGATATTGGTCTCCCTATTGTCGGTATGATCCCCATTTATATGATCACATTCCAGTTGGCCTGGGTGCTCAGGAACAAAATTACAGCGTTCGCACACATCTTTTCTAAACTGCAAATAAGAGTACTTACTAGGTTTAGAACGCAGCCTATGGTGGTGATTACACACAGGTTTATAAATACCTTTGCCATTAGATACCTGCAAATTTACGCAGCCCTCAATAACACAAGGGCCACGTACATGAGCAGGCTCAGGTTTTTTCAATTTAGCCATGAGCCTACCCTCGGTACTACTTAAGCCAGGTTTTCAGTTCATCACTGACTTTCGGATCAAGTCCGAATGCCTTCGGCCCTTTCTTACGAGAGGACATGAAGAACTGAAGTTCCCCTGCTGCATCTTTGGTGTCAGCACGGTTACCTTTGGCTTTAGTCTCTTTGAAGACACGATACAGCTCTTGTGCCTGCTCTTTGACTGTCATAGCCTTACCTTCTGGTTTAGCTGGAGATTCAGCTTTTGTTTCAGGAGTAGTGACTTTGATATCACTGGCTTCACGAATGGACAGAATCAGCTCTGCATCCCCATCAGAGATGCCTAGTTTAGCCCAGCCTTTCTTAGCTTTCTGTTTGGCAGAGATTAAGTCCTCTGCAAACTTCTGAGCAGTAGCCAGATCTTCAGCCAGATAAGCAGCTTCAAATTGCTCCCAAAGGAGATCAATTTTAGTCTTCTTGATCTCAGGGGCAACAACTGGAGTAGGCTCCTTCAGATCAGCAGCCAGTACTGGTGCTGCTTTTTCAGTAGGGGCTGCTTCTGACAGATCAGACTGTTCCAGTGTTTCCTTAACCAGATCTACTTTTACTTCTTCAGCTTTTGCTGCTTCAGCATTTTCGACTTTGGTGTAAGTCACATTGCTGCCATTGTGTCCACCCACTTCCACCAGCTCAGTGATACCCACATGAGCACCACGCAGAACTTTGTTCAGCAGCTCTTTACCTTCTGGAATAGAAGAGATAGAGCCACCAGTGTTGACGTGGGTACGCAGGCTTTCAGGCAGCACAGCAAGGATGTGGTAACCACATACCCGCATTTTAGTGTGGCTGTATTCTGGTACAGCAAATACGTCTTCAGGACGTACTTTAGCCATCACAGTGACGTTGCCAGAGAAGCTGCTGAGATAACCCAGGGAAGCTACGTGCAGACCGTTAGAGCAGTCCTGACGACGGTTAGGATCTACCAGACCCGGACGCATGAAGACGTAGGAACCCACGTTCTGTTTGATGTTCCCAGAGTGAACATCCACGAAAGTACCATGCTTCTCTTTAAGACGTTTGTAGATAACGATACAGCCGTCATCTGCAATAGGAAGGTCACCATATTCGATGAACTTCATCAGGTCTTCAGCAGAGTGTCCACGATCTTTCAGGACAGGTTCCAGACGGTTCAGGAAGTTTACGAAGCCACGGAAATCCTTCAGCTTACTTGCTGCTTTCATCTGAGATGACAGCTTATGAGCATGAGGAATCACACTACCCGTCTGGGTGTTAACTGCCACAATAGTGTCAGGATCCTCATCCGTGATTGGTTTGTGGAATTCAGGATCATCAACAGTACTGCCTTTGCCTGCAAGCTCACGCATACGGGTAATAGCCAGATCCATTTTCTGATCGTTGGTAAGTTCTGCTGGTTTGGTTACCTCAGCCACAGGAGCTTCAACTACTGCTTCTACTGCCGCAGGTTGAGCTTCCAGAGCATAGGTAAGGTCATCAGCTTCTTCCACATCCAGAATAGTCTGGCCTGGTTTGATACCCAGTTCCAGAGGTGAGATGTGAGCAACAGTTTCATCCACCTTTTCAGGGGATTCAGTGTCGATGAACTTTTTAACGAAACTTTTGGCAACACGGAAGAACTTGATAAGCCCCCCAGTGCCTTCTTCAGTTTCTTTGAACTCATTGCGTACCTTGACAGGTTCTGCAATGTCTACAACCGCAGAGCCATCCACAGGGATATACTTTTTGGCTGTTTCGACGATGATCGGCAAACGAGGATCACCCTGTGCAATGGTCACAGTACTGCCATCCTCTAAATAGAGGACAGCATTCTGAGCATCGACAGAGATTCCTACGATGGTCACTAATTTTTTCATGATTTAGTTCCGTTTTTGAGTGCACTTAAAACGATGGTTTTCAGAGCAGAAGCCCGCTCTGGGTATTGAATGAGCCACTGAAGGACACTTCCGTCACCATGCCCAAGGGCACGTAACATAGGGTCTTTACGCAGCACTTTCAATTTCTTGATAAAGGGTAACTCTTCCAGTCTACCCCGCATGATGGTTTGGATAGGATCCCAGTCTTCATCTGCGTTGAGTTTCTCATACTCTTCTGGAGTATAAGCATAGACAGCCACTGTAAACGGAGTAAGACTGAGAATACGTTCGAAATAAGGATCATAACGTAGTTTCTCTAAACCAGGCAGTTTAATGCCGAGTTTAGTACACAGCTTGATATCCTGAGATGAGATACGATGCTGAATAGCCAAGGCTTTCTGACGTTCTTTGGTAACATACTTTGCAAATGCTTTGCTCAATACCACTTGCTTAACACGTGGTATAAAGTAAGTATCTACGTCGATAGCACCACGATTTTCAGCCATACGGCGTTCGATACCATTACGAACAACTACCCCATCGAATAAGTCCTCTGGTGTAGCGTCCTTCAGATGAATAAAGCTTCCCAACATACCTCCATGGATATCATCAATAGAGATGAAATACTTAGGATTCTGGTTTACCTGACTAGGCTTTTTACAGGCAGTAATTTCACCTTTAAGTTGCCAGTTACCATTCTTTAAGTATGCAGAGACAGTGCCTAGATTATTGCCGGGTTTTTCAGCTTTAATCTTGGCTTTTCTCTCACGTTTTTCCTTTGCTTCGAGGATTTCTCGATAGGCTGGATCCCATTCTAACCCAGGGGTTAGATCCACTACAGTAAATCCAAGCTTTTCCAGATTTGCAGTGACAACAGCAATATCAGCAGCTTTAGCTCGTGGATCCACTTTCAATGCCCATGCAGCATTCGAGGTTCCCTGAACATAATCCTTATATGCAGACTTACTCGCAGCAATGCCTTTCAAACGAGAAGTGAGAAACACTACCTGGTTTTCAAGGAAAGTTACGATCTGAGTGCCAGAGTACGGAATACGCCGCATAAAGCCATCACTATAGACGTTACGGCCCCACCAGGTGTTTTCCTGGGTACTAAAGCGTAAACTCTTAACCGAGATAAAATCAGCTTCAGCAATACCCCGCATAATACGTTTGATGGTATGTTTGCGAAGGAATGCATAGATAGCTTCACGGGTTCTGAGCTTGCCATACGTGATAGCTTTGCGTAAATCCCACAGATCCTGATTAGCATGTACCCAATCTGGTTTAGTAAACTGGTATAACTTTTTGAAGCCAACATGTTCGGCTTCTTTGAGTTCTTTCCAGTACTTCATACGAATAGAAGATCCCAGATTGCTGCTCAGGTAACGTTTGACTACAGTAGGTTGGATTTCCTCCATAATATTGGCAGGACTACTAATAATAGGTTGCCCATTGGAGAACTTACCTTCACGCATACGTTTGCAAGCAGTAGCAATAGAAGATGGGATCTTAGCAATAATATCCTTTTCCATGTTTGCAACTAATTGCACACAAAGATCGGTCAGACCATCTTCAGTTAGCTTTTGGCTGGACAGTGCTTCACGAGCTGGAGTTAACGCCAGAGTATCAGGAGCTGCTTGAACCAGCAGACGTTGAATACCAACAATCTCCATAAACTCTGAGAGCATTCCAGTAGCTTTGCTGGTGGCTTCTGTAAACAGCATTGGGTAGATGACAGCACCATAACGCACAAAGATTCTGTGGTTACCCATATACTTGTTGTACCAGACTTCATCATCTGTATTCCATGAACCAGGTTCCTGGGACATACCCAGTTTATCTATAGGTTCAAATTCGCCCCCCATCCAGCTGAGTTCTGCATTCATTTCACCATGCATAACCAGATACTTCAGATAGGTATGAGCTGTCTGAGCCTGATCCAGGGTCAAACGGAAGCTGACAGTCAAACCAGAGCGGGTAGTGGGGACGCTAACCATAGGTGTAATACCTGGTTTGCCTTGGTTCTCTACTACTGAACGGGCCATGTTATAGACTGTCTTGGTTCCGTTATACTCAGAGGTCACACGGAAGGCATCTACAAGCGCCCATGGAGCTTTACTGCCTAAACCAAAACCGCCAGTAGTCTTACTGTCGTTACGCTTAGTGGAAGCACCGTAGGTGCCATAGATTTGGGCGATCTTCTCTGGGGGAATACCCAGACCGTTATCCTGAATGATCAGTTCACCATCAGTAGTGATGGAGATCTTCAGCGGTTGATCGGTAGTACCAGCTTCGATATTAGCATCCCATGCGTTGCACAGAGGCTCACGAATAGCTGCCAGAAGCTGGTTTGAATACAGGTTAGATGACAGCATCATCAGAAATGCAGCATCCTCTACCATGGATACAGCGAGAGTTTCCCCAGCACCCAGAGAGGCAGAGGTTGATTTGTTTTGCATATCCGCAACTTGCATTTGAATATCCTCAAGTAAGATTTACTAAGACTTTTAATAAGAAAAAGCCAGAATAAATCTGGCTTATTTGTTAGGCAGCTTGATTTAAGGCTTCAATACCTTTTGGAGTAAGGTGCCAGCCATACATCTGATTAAACTTGATAAGGCCAGCTTTAGCTAAAGCAGTCCCTGTACGGTTTTTATTAGAACGAGGGGCAGTACCTGACTTAGCCATCTTGAGGAAGACGACTTGTTGCTTCGAGAGCGGCATTTCTTTTCCTTTCAAAACGTAGGTTTTTGAGTCCTCCCGGATAGCTATCAGCTATTTGTCTGGCAAGACGATGGGAGATATTAAAGTGAGCTTCAGCCTGTTCTAGCGTGTGATCAAAGAGATAATCCAGGATTTTAATTCTGGTTTCATCTCTGATCTCTTTACGCAATTCAGAAAGTCCAAGCACCCTGATTGCAGAGTCTATTGAATTAACAGATCTCCCCAAACAGACAGCAAGTCTTTTAATGGGCATACCTCGTAGGTAATTATCAATCAGGAAGCTTTTTTCTTCTTTAGTCCATGGCCTCTTGATTGATGAGGCCATTAGTCAGGCTCTTTAGGCAGCTTGCTTGCCATAGCTTGCAGAGTGAACACGGCCATATCAGATGCCTGATCATCGCTGATTTCAGCTAAATCAAAGTCCCAGGATTCATCCCACTCTTCAGCGATTCGTTGAACTTCACCTAAACCAGCATTCACCATGTCTTTGGTAGGCTCTGTCCAGAGCTTTTCCAACTGTTCAATACGACTAACCAGGGCTAATACTAAATTATCCCCGGTAAGATCTCGCCATTGTTCACCATGACGTAAAGCATGAAAATTAGTACCATTTTCGTGAATAACAGTGTATTCACCCACTTTAATTTCAGTTTTCATATGATTGATCCTTTATTAACCCCAATGCTTTCCATCGTTTTACGACGTTTAAACATTGAGATTGCTTTTGCATGTTCTTTACGGAATTCTACGATTTGCTCTGAAGATACCGAAGTGGGTTCATCATGAGTTTTTAATCCTAGTGATCTGATGGTTTCATGCATAGCTTCAGGCAGAAGGACATAAAAGTCAGATAGACTGCCACTATTAGCTACGAGATCCCTCAGAAGATATTCGTAGTAATTACCCTCAAGTTCTTCCATTTGGCGTAACTGATCATATCGCTCGTCAAAGGCTTCACATAATGAAGGGTGTAGTTGAATTACAGGTGCATCGTCCAGTATGTAAGCTGGATAATGCTCCCCGTTTCTCGTGAAATACACAGAGCCTGTTAAAGCTTTGTGCTTAGGTACTATTTCCTCAAGCACCCAAACTTTAAAGTCTTTTTTGGCTTTATCAAACATAGCCTGTTTGAAACACCGACAAAAAAGATCCATTTCAGTGGTCTTAATTATCATGGTATGTCTCCGGTAAGTACTACCTGCAAACGAGCACGAGAAATAGCTACGTAGAGTAAGCGACGGAGCTGGTCGATATCCCGGCAACGATTGAGGTCACCCAAGTCCACATAGACACGACGGAAGGTGGAACCTTGTGCTTTATGGATAGTGCATCCGAACACTGGACGTAGATCGATCCAGGTACTTTTAACCTTATCCAAGGCATTTTTGATTGCGGTGAACTCTTCTGGGTTTTCTGCGAAAACCATTCCCTGAAGCTTCTTGGAGTAACGTCTTAACAGCTTATCTTTAGCCTTTTTATCATTAGGCATAAAATAAGCTTGAACTTTCTCACCTGATTTAAAATCCTTTGAACCTTTACGGTTACGGTCGGTATAAACCCAGTGCCCTTCTTCCCCCAACTGTTTACCTCGTTCTAAACCAGTAAGGTAAACGAGACGGTCTGTGCCAATAGCAGGGAGGACATTTTTAATGCCACCTACATAACTGTTACAGATCGCATAGTCACCTTCCCTGAGTGTCTGAGAGCCAGTAACCTGAGAATAAATCTTATGGTTTACTTCATTCACTCGCTTGTTGGTAAAGGCCAGGAATTTGCTGGTGGAGTATTCCCATTCATCACGGGACATATCCCTGATCATCCCTGCTTCGAACTTACTACGTTCTACCCAGATGATGTTCTTACCGTCCACATTACATGGAGGTGTAGGGCCACCTTCAAGTACCCATTGACGTAGACGCTTAGATAACGCCTGTACAGGGTTATCATCGGACTGTCTCATGATCTGAGTTAACTCAACCATGGGGAAGCGCCCTTCTTCGAATACAGGCAAGTCACCTTCAGCAGTCTTACATTGGGCTTTATCACCCATGAAGATTACTTTGGTGCCCTTACCCAGCTTCATATAGATATGCTCCAGTAAGGTCATATCGATGTAGCTGGCTTCATCTACGAAGACAAAGGTATTCCACAGCAGCTCATCTGGTTTATGGGATACGAGAACATCCTTATAAGTTTTAGGATCTTCTTCCATACCCAGACGAAGCAAGCTATGGATTGTTTTTGCAGTACATCCCATAGCATGTTCGAAAGCTTCAGCAGCTTTATTGGTGGTAGCTGTGAATTCGACGCGGGGATTACGCTGTACTTTAATCCCTAGTGCTTCCATCGTCTTCTGTACTTTTTCCAGATGTTCAAGTACATACTTAATGACGGTGGTTTTCCCTGTACCAGCAGCACCAGATAAAACCATTACCTGATTACTGTTGAATATCATGGGATCTTCATCCCCCTTAAATCGGGGGACATAGATATCGTGAGGTTGATGTTTGTTAAGCAGAAAGTCCGTGATGAACTCACAGGCTTTCTGTTGGCCTTCGGATAGTTGCATAAATGCTCCTGGTTAAGGGGGCTTTTAAACAACCCCTTCTAAAGTAAAGTGAACTACTTTGCCAAATTTTGGTACAAAGTTGGGGTTATCATAAACGAACCAGATTACAGGACGTTTAGGATCTTCCAGATTGTGCTGGCTGAGGTAACCATCAGTCAGGATAAACATCCCCAGTGATGCTTTATCACGGGCGAAGTCTTCGATGGTACTGTCGATGCAAGTACCGCCACCACCACTGAATTTAACATTGAGTAGATCACGTACTGTACATATACGAGAGATATCCTTGATATCAGTATCAAACTGATACAGCTTTATCTCGTCTGGTTTAAACAGTTTCAGTACCTGATAGACACCACCTAAGAAGATGGTGAACTCTTTCTTTCCAATGGAACCAGATACGTCAATAGCCCATGAAATACGTCCCAGGGACTTACCACGACGTTCTGGAGCAGTGATATCGTGTACCAGCATACGACGACGAAGACGTGACCAGGTACGACCAGGCTTACGTGTGACCTTCTCACAGAAGATCTTCAGATAGTGTTGCCATGGAATTGGGGGATTCAGGAGATCCTCAATACGGCGAGCCATATCCTTAGTACCACGACCAAACTGTTTACCAGTCTGGTTTGCCTCAGCCATTTCAGCTGCCATGTTAGCACCCAGTAAGATGCTATCAATTTGCTGTTTCTGGCTGTCCTGTTCTTCTTGAGTTAGAGACTGTTTATTGAAATCAGGCATAGGGTTTTTACCCTTATGAGTGCCTGGTTTCTTAGACTCTTCCTGTTGAAGAATTCGGTATACCTGCATGGTGGTCATGCCATCAAAGCGGGAGTCTACCAATACTTTAATAGTTGTAGGCATTGGCATTCCAGACTTTTTCAGTTCCAGGTTGATTACATAGTCACCAGCCTGGTTCCACAGATCTTCATCCAGATCTACAGGGAAGGTAGTGCAGTGTTCATGCACAATATGCCCAACTTCATGAGCCACCACAAAAGGGTGTTCAGCAGGTTTGAGCATCTCCATGAATTTCTGGTTGTAATACACGGTTAAAGAATCCGTGTAAGCAGAATCACAAGGGTGCCCAGCGGGCACTTCCTTATGTTTTAATCTGAGGATCATTGAAGCCCAGAACACATACTTCTCATCCAAAGCCAGAGTAGTAAAGGCTTTGTCGAGGATCTTCTCAAGTGGTGACATTGTAGTTCCTTAGAAAAGTTCGTCAGCGTGGCGAGTACACCAGTTGCTTACCTCAGCATTACTGCCGAGTTTAGGGTTACGTGCAATGATGCTGCGCATTGAGATTACCTGGTAGGACGCTGGCATACGCTCAATGAAGGTCATTGCTTTAGCAATGTTATCTTCAGCTACACCACGAGCCAGTACGCCAGTAAGGGCATACATCCAGGATGGTTCATTAGTCGGGATACGAGCACCTTCAGGATCTTTGAGGATTTGTTCCATAGTTACTACTTTGGAGAAGTAAGTAACGAAGGTACGGAAACTACGGCCAGTAGCTACGCCTACAGTACCGTCGATCATCGGTTCCCAGCCTTCAATAGATTCCAGCGGGGTGATGAGCTTGGACAGCATAGACCAGGTACGAGCACACGCATGGGTATACTCGTTGGCATCTGGGTTGAATTTGTTGAATGCATCTGGTTCGTAGTTGAGGAATGCCACAATACGAGGATCCAGAGTTGCAGTAAACAGTTTCAGCCAGTACTTCAGGTTTTCTTTGATAGTCAGGTTGACCACACGAGAACCCAGAGCAGTACCCAAAGAGGATGCAATTGCACCATCGTCTTCACGGTTACCCGCAGCCATGATCCACATACGTTTGTGTACATGTTTCTGGCCTACTTTCTTGTCCAGAATGAACTTGTAGCTTGCAGCTTTGGTGTCGTCAGCAGCAGAGGTCAGCTCGTCCAGCAGTACCAGGAAACCAGCATACTGCTTGCCAGTTTTAGGGTTAACCGGGATAGGATCGCCTTCCAATGGGATTTCATCCAGAGGGATATATTTACCCTTGGTTTTGTCATCGTTGAAGCCCAGTACGCCATTCATGTCTACTGGTTCCATGCCAGCCAGACGGAGATCGATCAGTAGCAGGTTGTAGGTATCAGCTACTTCCTGTGCAATAGAGGATTTACCGAAGCCAGGAGCACCATACAGCATTGGTACAAGACCTTGCTTCATGATGTGGGCTACGGTAGTAGCAGCTTTGGAGATGTCGAGCGGAGTTGTCAGAGTCGTTGCCATGTTAGATAGTCTCTACTTTAGATGCGGTGAATTTAATACGGTCGCCTAAGCTACCGTCTTGATTGATCATAAAACCGATACCCTTACCACCTTGGGCAAGGATCTTGTTTGATACAGCAGACATTACCTGAGCAGTAATGACTTGAGGATCCATGATAGGCACACCATCAAGGATCACTTGAACAGTAATTTCTGGGGTAGTGTCAGTAGTGACACCGATTGCTAATGCAACATCAAACATGTGTATTCCTTAATGGGTTATGAGTGACATTCACAAACCTGGCTTACATGAAACCAGGTTTAGGAAGTTACTCTTGGCTGATAATACAGTCAGCGTAGGTGTGTACCAAATTGCCAGTTTTAACTGACTTGTAGTAAATACCAGATTGATCGATGGTAACTTTACCAGTCGATTCGTCGTCGAAGATTTTCTGACCACCTGACCAGCATTCTACTTTGGTTTTACTACCATAAGAGAGGAGAGCAGCTTGTTCAGCATCAGTACATCCAGCCAGTAGTACACCAGCAATACAAAGTAGTAATAACTTTTTCATTTAATATCCTTCAGTATCTTGACGAGTCTTGAGCAACTCTTTGATTAAACTGTTGTGGTAACACATGACAGCGGCATGTACTTCGTTAGGAGGACAGTTATACAGACTGGCTTTAGCACGATTCATTGCATCGTCCAGACTGTCAGCCGTAGGGTAGAGGCTATTAACTACTGGTTTGATCTTTTCCATAATAGCGTTTTTGCAGTTCGGTCATCCCCACCTGAAGCAGATACATCAGATCTTCATCTTCCAGGTGTTGGACGTAGGTTAATGGGTTGATGGAATCGACTACTTCTTTAGCCTTTTCCAGTGATTTTTTAGCAGCCAGAATGGCAGCAGTATCCTGAGCTACTTTCAGATACTCCGTAGGAGTCAACTTAGGCTTTGCTGGTGTAACTTCTGGGTTACCCCAGACATTTTCACCAGAGAGCATGAGAGCATGGATACGCTCTTCCAGCTTGCCATAGTCCATAGGAGGCACTTGAGGGTACATATAGGCACGGGAAGCCAGAATTGCAGGGTTATGAGACAACTGGCGTTTAGTAGGTGACAGATGCAGGACAGCATCAAATTCACCATTCTGGTTTGCAGCACGGAGAATGCCCCGTACAGTTTCCAGTTTAACCCCGGATACTGAGGAGATCTGATGCATACAGTAGCCTTCACGAGCCATAGCCAGAAGTGCAGCAGAATTGATAGCTGTCATTTGGATTCCTTATTTTTTAACTTTTTCAATAAGCACTCAGCATCATTAATATCGAGTACTGCGTTTTTTACTTTATTAGACAAGTGAGCTAATTCCCTATTGGGAGGGTTAAACTCACATGCCTTTTGAAGAAGTTCATCTTTGTAAGTAGTGAGTAGCTTCTTCATCAGAGCAATTTCTGACTTTTTCAAAAAGTCCCCCATACTTTAGGATTGATCAAATACTGTTTCCAGACCTTATCGAAGTAGCAGTTGTCTGGGGCATTTTTGAACATAGGTGCAATGTCACTGTCTTTTAAGCCAGCAAGACCACATCCCACACGGGTGACCATGAAGTTCAGTTCGCCATGTTCCCGTGCATAAGCCAGGAAAGTATCCACATACTCATGGATTACCTGACCACGCAGAGTACGTAAGCCAGGAGACTTAGTAGGCAGGGCATAGCTATTACCATAGTGACCATGACCTTTACCCGATACAGCACCATAGAGCTGTAAGGCTGTTTTAGCAGCACCAGCACCGTGGATACCTGCTTCATTGGATCCGAATACGAATACCATTGGTTTTCCTTCAAGGCAGCGTTGAATAGTCACTTCGACTGTCTCCATTGGAAGAGTTTCACGGTGAGGTTTACTTTGATACACATCAATACCATCTTCCCAATGCATTCCCCATTTGCCTTGTCGCCACAAAGTTAATGCCTGTGAAGCATTCCGTTTAGCCAACAACAGGCGAGGGGAACCCTTGAAACCTGGTTCATGCTTTGTATAAGAATTACTCTGGCTTATGGATCGGCATTCAGGAAGGTAGGCATGGGTTTCAGGATCACGATTGATCCACCATGTCTTCATTACTGGTTTCCTTATAATTTAGGGAATGTAAATAACCCTATCGTGTATGACATTGCACTTTGAAGCCCTACAACATAGGGTACTTCCCAGTGCAAGAAGGTGAACACCAGGTAACTAATGAAGATTGAAGCACCATTAATCAGTACGGAGATCATCACTGGTTTCCTTATTCAAGTTGTATTGGTTGATGAACTCACGACGAAGTTCTTGCAGACGAGCTACCTCAGCTTCCGCTTTGTCGATAGCTTCGTCGAAGTCTTTCATCGTTTTGTTGATTTCATTTTTATCCATTGTACATACAGCTCCAGACAAGGGCGCAGATGAACGCTGTGATTCCCCAGAACCCTTGCCACATTTGTTGACGGTGAAGTTTTGCCTCAAAACCACAGAGACGTAAATGAGCTTTGACTGTCTGGGTGGCTTCATATTCATACTCAGCTTTTTCCAGATCAGCTTTTGAGATCATTACCAGGTGTGTCCACCAGATAAAGTTGATACAGCAAATGGCTAAAGCAATTAATACATAGATCATAGGAGCCTCTTTAGGATATAGGTTAAGACTGTCTTAAACCCCGTTAGCCTATAGGTTACTTTAGTCAAAATGGGGATTTTTCGTAAATTTAGAATATAGGTTGAAAGCGTACTAGTAGTACTAAGAAGTACTACTGGAACACTCTAAACTACTAAAATGTGGGGAGACTAGCTCCCCTGCCAAAGGCATAGATAAGAATTAAGTGATGGTAATGAGTCGAGCGACTCACAGAAGTGACCGGAGGTCACAAAGGCTTAAGCCCACTTCAGTTGTCGTAGCAGATAAGAATTCTGCACTCACTTTCAGGATCTAAACCCTCAAAGTAGTTATCCCAGTTAACTGTTTCAAGCAGGTTATTAAGCCCATCTAATAGTCTGCTAATACTTAACCCATCTAACGTAGAAGCACCAATAGAGCTTTTGGTTAGCTCTGTTTTAGTTTCTTGAATGAGATCGTTAAGTTCTGCAAGGGTAACGTACCCATGACTATGCAAGTCACAATCATCCAGCAGATGCTTATTAACGTCACAAATGTCTTCAGGGAATCCTCTGTCTTCTGCGACAGGATCCATAAACCAAGGATCCCCATAGGATCTTACCCCAGACAGGAAGCTGAATAGGCCGTAGTTTCTGCCTACATAGCGTGTAGCACCTTCTTCGAAGGAGTCAATACCATTAGAGATGCTGGTATACTCTTCACCATCCCCATAGTGTTCGACTGTCTCTGTTGTACTGGTTTCCCAGCTACCATTTACCTTACGTTCACGATAGATATGAATGTCACATCCCATTTATTACTCCTTACCGTTGACGGAAACACTCGCAAAGATGCCCGGAGGGCATCAAAGCTTAGTATTTTCGCTTTATATTTTATTGAAGAAGTTAAAAGCATCAGTTATGTCAGATGTACTTTTAGGTTCCTGAATAGACCGATCATCGATAAATTGTTTAGGGTTGTTTATTTCCTGTCTTCTGAGCACTTCCACTATCATCTTGTGTTGAAAGTCACACACAGAGGCATACCCAGGTTGTTCCTCATTGCCTGGTTTCCAGTAGATCCAGCCTAATGGGGCAGATTCTAAGTCCATTACAATTCCTGGGATGGAATTTTTATGGATGACTTCAAACTGCCCCTCCGGTGCTGCAATGACAGTAATTGGCTTCAGCTCTAGCTCTTGTATGCCTATGGCATTAGCTGTTTTGATTCTCTTAACAGTGCCTCTTGGCACCATGTACTTTATAGTTTCCATATAGCAGTCCACTTTTTGAATATAGTTGGCACATTAGATACTAATTCAACCCTTGTCATGGTTTGCCAGACTTGGATCCCCTTGGGTAAATCAGCTTTAAGATATAAACCCATTTTACAGGTAGATGGAACCTCAATTTCTGTTCTGGTTAATCCTATTGCTGCACTGGTTTTAATCAGTTTATACATAGATTCAGGAAACATAGCTTGAGAGTCTCCTACCCCTGTTATGGCCATTTTGCCTCCCATATGATCATATTAGTTTTCATGCTTCTGTGAGCACTACAATGGGTTCCTGGGGGTACACCTTGGGGTAATGTAGGGTTCATTGGATCATCATAGTGAATTTCCAATCGAGCTTCTTTAAGCCCAATTGCTGCTCTGGTTTTGATTAATTTAATCAGTTCTACTGGTACATACCGAGCACTAGGGGTGTTGTAAGTAGCCATAGTATTCCTTAAAAAATAAACCTACCCCGAAGGGTAGGTGATTGGTTACTCTGCTTCCATCTCACGTTGAGCATTGGTGCATAGAAGCTTTGTTTGCAGGTAACTTATTTCCAGTAAATCATGGATATCATTATGATCCTGGCCTGCTTTCAGGGCTGCTTTGATAAGCTCAAAGCGAGCATTCAGATACTTTTCCCATGCTTGTTCCATAATAGTTCCTTAGCTTAATGCATAGTTGGAACCACGGATTTTATCTCCGAGGTTATTAGACAGTTTGGTATACACACCATCAGTACTTCCATACAGCTGGTTCATCAGAGATTGCAGAATGGTGCTATCAGCAAATTCTGCCAGCATCTCTTTGTACCAGTACCGTACTTCATTACAGTTGTTTGGGTGGGATCCAAAGGCATCATGAACAGTAGCCACAGGAAATGGCTTGTAGGTCAACATGAAGTTAACTTTACGCATTACATCACGAGCTAAGTCGAGAGGTAACTGCATGTAGTTGCTCCAGGTGATATCGTTGAGAATAACCATAGAAGACTGCTTATTCTCGTTCCACAGGCGGATACGACGTACCATATCACCAGTAGCTTCTTCAGCCTGCATACCCATGGTATGAGCCAGCAGACGTGCTTCCAGCATCTTCAGTACTTCAGCTACCAGCTCTGGATCGTAATTGCACAGACGCTCCAGTTCACGCAGGAGATAGGCATCACAGCAGTGAATGGTATTGGCTACGTTAGCACGGCCTTTCTCTGTACCCCGGTTCTCTTTGTATTCCATGGTGAAAGTAGCGTGATCAAGTTCATCTACTTCAATTCTGGTTTCCAGAGTTTCCATGACTTTCATCTTAGCAATGAAGCCATCAGGCAACTCCAGAACGTGTTCCAGAGCATATGGACGCCAGGAACCCAGGAGTTCATCCATGAGGTTGAATGCACCAGGAGCGATGATGTGGGCTGCTTCGTAGAAGTAGTCCAGCATCTCGCCCTCACCGAATACCTTCTTAGGCACAGCCTTAGAACCGTAACCAGAGGTCATTACAGCTTGTTTGATATGGCTACGAGGTACTTGGATACTATCCAGACCTTTACGCTTCAGAACGCCATTCATGGCGTCTGTGGTGTTGCTGTAGGCATCCATACGTTTCTCTGGGTCAATACAACCAGTGTTGTATGCACCCTTCTCACAGCCTGTGAGGGCACTCATAATCTGAATACCAGAGCAGCAGCCATCCCAATAGGTGATGTTGCCTACAGCTTCTCCACGCTGTACACGACGTAAAGTCATGACAGCTTTGTGGTACAGCTCAGGAGTTTCAGCATCCTGAACCTTGGATTCTAGATCCTTGATGTTGTCGTATACCCACTGAATACGTTCTTCGAACAGTTTCTTGTCCAGTCCATAGTAGTTGGCTACATCGATGCACATATATTCCCAACCAGACATATATTTGAAGTTTGGGCCATAAGCAGTGTTGATTACCATTAGTTAAGTCTCTCTATTTAAAGTTTAAATTCATCAGGCACACCAGTTACTTGCTCTTTATTGGCAAAGTTTAAACTGGCTTTCTTGAAGGGAGTGCCTTGAAGGTTGATGTGATAACCCTGGGTGTACAGACGTCCACGTTTGTCAGGTTTATTGCCGAAGTAGAACTTATTACCCTGGTTTACCATCAGGCTATAGAAGTAGTACGACTGGCGTTTATAACGCATCCAGTTGTCTTTCTGTTTACGTACCAGATCAGCCTTTTCCCACGGTGTGAGAGGTTTCTTACGGTGTTTCTGGAGCTTCTCTTCATCAATCTCATTGAGATCAAATGTAGGTTCTTCCTCGTAGTTACAGAGGAATTCCACGTCCAGAGAGTAAGGCACAGCATTACGGCTGTTGATTACATCCAGACAGATATCTTCGTTATGGTGATTGAATGATCCCCCTAGAATAAGGCTATCAGATGAATAAGTAAGGTAAGGAGTATCCATGTTATGGGTAAGCTTCTTGGGTGGGCAAACCAGTGGTGGTAGATAACACGAACGCTCAATGAATTGAGCCAACTGGTCAGGCAACCCAATATTGCTAACGATATACAGAGATGCTTTAGGATGAGGTTTGTTAATGTCATATACATCAGTATCCGTAAGGACAGCAACGATTTCAGCCATAGTCTGAATGCTGTCACGTTTATCATCGAAACCCAGTCTGGAAGCCAGCTGGCCTACTACGTTGACCATTGGAGTAGGTTCAGGGAAATACATAATTCCCACGAACACTTCTTTCACAATAGCTTCCAGATCAAGGGATTTGAGGTGGTTAAGGCGTACAGCTTTGGAGTCGTAATACTCACCCTCAAGCCACTGGTTTAACAGAGATACACCCTGTTCTACCTTGTCTAACAGGTTGCAATCAGGGTCTTCAAATAGCTCTTTACGGATATAACCATCAATATGTTTCTTGTTGAACTGACGTTCGTTGATGGCCTGAAGTTCCTCAACTGGTAACCATTTATGTTGCATTACAATCTTCCCCATGTTTGATAATCAGCTTCTGTCATATGGTCATCCACTTCTTTTCTGGCTTTAGCCAGTTCAGCATTATCAGCTGCACGAGTCCTGTTAGGATCAGTATCCTCAATGAGATGTTTATGTTCAGTACATGCATAATGCTTGTAGGTGTCTCTCATGCCACCTCTGGGGGCATATTTGCTCATCCAGTTAGCTACACGTTTAACACCATTAGCTTTGCAAAACTTACAGTAAGTATGTAATTTTGCTGGTTTAAGTTCAGCAGTCATCCGTTAACTCCTCTTACTACTCGTAATTGCCATTCACAGCCAGGTTCATTGATCCTGTCAGCTATTATTCTTGGTTTAGAACTAGCTATCCCTTCAGGGAAGTAACCAGTATTAAGCCTGTACTCACTGTTGGTTTTATACTTACCCAACACTCCCGGAAGCCTTAGTAAAGGTTCCTTGATTCCCAGCATATACTGGGCACGGAGTTGTTTAATCCATGACTCTTCAAGGACGATATATACATGTCCATCAAAGCCAGAAGTAATACTCTTGCCTACAAGGCCTTCCCATGAATCATTCAAGGTAGAACTCCCATACGTCTTTGTTGATGTACTTGGCAGATACCCAGATACTCTGGTTTATCCGCACATTGGGCATAGGATATTTAGGAAGCTGTTCACCATTACAGGTGATCATCTTATTCAGCCTGAATTCTTTTAATCCCAGTACTTTACGTATGAGTATCTGCTTAACCAGAGTCTTAGTGATAAGTACACAGAGACTGCTGTTACTGCCTTTGCTGGCAATATGGGTAGAGGTATCAGTATCCTGAAACTCTTTAATACTCCAACGATATCTGGAGCCTCGTCTACGTGATTTAGCTTCATTACCCCAACGATCATTCCAGTTTTTTTCTTTAGCCATGGTATATCCTCAATTAAATAGCCCAGCACTAGGCTGGGCATATGAATTACAGTTCGAAGTTTTCCAGTGCTTTGGCATCACCGAAGGTGATTACCAGACGCTCTGAAAGGGCTTCTACGCCATGCTCACGCAGGAAGGTCAGTACTGCACCTTCAACTGGGTGATCTTCACGCAGAGCGATGCCACGGCCACCCTGGCCCAGACGACGAACCTGACCATCACGGCCTTTGACGCCGATGTTCAGATAGCCACCAACGTTACGCTCGGCAGGAGCAGCAGCGTTGTTAGCAGAGGAATTGGAAGTGTTGTTTGCAGCAGTGTTTTTCTGATAAGCCATGATAAATACCTCGATAGTTAATATGAAATGAAGAACGAACAGGCAGGATTGCCTTTGCATTCATTGCCCTGTGGGCAATGTCTTAAATAAGAAAGATGGACGAGATGACATCTTCATAGGCAGCATGTTCTGCCGGATCAGAAATAATGAGAGCCTGATATTCATGAAGAGTATCAATACAGTCTTCAGTGAGGATTTCAGCTACTACATTGAGTGCTTCAGTCTCACCCACATTTGCACACAAATGGCTTACAGCACGGGTGAATAGCTTCAGAGCTAACTCATCCATACCACCTTCATAAGCCAGCTGGCATTGTTCTAGTGTAATATTTACATCGATCATGAGAATGAGATCCGTTGTTCAAGAATGACGGGTACTCCAATGGCTACTTTAGCCATCAGAGCTTTAATTTCACGCATATCTACTTTGATAGTGAAGTTCTTTCTGTGAAGCCCATCTATTGAAGCTGGGAAGTCTACCACTGCAATACGTGGGAACTTCTCCAGTGCTACATTGAATTTGGTAATAGTGATAGTGGCATTAATGCCAATGTTGAAGTCACTGTAATAAGATATGGTGCCTTCACCCAGCATCTTAGAATGCCAATTAAATTCTTGCTTAGAATTGATCATTGTCCAGTCTCTCCAGACACAGATACTGACCTTTGCTTATAATAGCGTACTCAGTATCATTGAGAATTAGATAATCTTGAGTCCCCAGATTTCTGCTACCATCACGCATCTTGTTCTGTAGTCTTATGTCCTCTGGTTTAATACCAATGGCTAGTTTAGTTTGAATAGCTTTAACTTCAGCTTCATCTACTCTAACCATTAGTGAGGGATGAATATCCCCAAATACAGCATAGTAGCTCATGTTACCCCCATACTGATATTAACCAGTCATACTCCTCCCTGGTTAATACAGGTTTATATTGCTCAATTACATTGAGTGCATTGTTGAAGTTCTCATTGCAGAAGAATGAGATGATTGCGAAGTATTTCACCAGTCTATCTCCTTAAGGTAGAAACCTTGATCGTCTTTATAAAGTCTCATAGCTTTATTATTATTGAGGAATACTACGTTTTTAACGGATACTCTTGTACTCATTTTAATACGTAGCTTAAATACGTTAACCCTGGGTTCAGTAATACCAATACTATGCTGCACCTTGGCTTTTTTAAGCTCCCCATCTGATATTGAATAGATAGGTGGTTGCTTATCTACAGTTTCCCAGAATCGTTTAGCAGGGGTATTTAATGTACTTAGTTCTATTAACATAATTACTCCTTAGGTAAGTTTTGGAAATTGTTATAACGACTGCCAATGGTAGTTGTTTTAACTAACTGACGGATATAAGAAGGTTTAGGTACATACTTTTTGAATTCCCATGCACCATGTTTATTAAAGAATACATCGTACCCTTTAAACATATCATCAGTATCATTACGATCACTGGCTATATTTCTCTGGTTCTTACGTTTAATACGAGAACCATCAATACAGTACCCCTCAAGGGTACAACCAATGGCTAAAGCCATCTTTACTTTCTTGAGCCATGCATCAGTAACATGGATATGAATACACTTTTGTACAGCTGGTGCATAGACATAGATTAATTTACTCATAGTAATCTTCCCATAGTAAATAGAGGATTAGAATGAAACCAGAGATGTAAGCAAGCAGTAACATATTCATTTATTGTCCTGTGGACAATATACCTCCCAATCTGTCCATTTCTGCCATAAGAAACTTTCTACGGAATCTCTAATTATTGTGCCATCAGAGAAGCGTGCAAAGACTACACCATTAGAATCTAAGGTTACCACTGCTTGACCATTCCAGCTGGGCCTGCATATTACAGCCCCCAGTTTCAGCATTAATAATGCTTCTTTAGCAGTCATACAATGTACCAATTATGAGAGTCATCAAAGAATGAACAGAATTCATATACTTTAATAAGTCCAGGCGGGACAGCATCATCACAGCATACATTATCTCCTTTGATATAATAGAAGAGTCCTGGCTTCATCCAATCAGCTCTGATTTTGCATCCGATCTTCATTGCTAACAGGGCTTCCTGATTCGTCATATAATTTCCACCCCATACCTTCGTATTCTTCAATAAACTTATTAACAGCACATACTGAGTTAGCGAAGCCTAAAGTTGTACATACATAATATATAGAGCTACCTTGTATTTCATAATAAGCATCAAAGTCATCCCATTTAGTGGGAGCAACCTTGCAACCTATTTTCATTGCAAGTAATGCTTCAGCTGTTGTCATTGAATAACTCCCAATTATTTACGTCACCATAACAAGGTATATAGTCTTCGAGTACCAGATGAGGAGTGCCATCTTCATTAACTGTTATATCATCAGTAGGATCATACTTTACCCAATCACCCGGTGCCCATGTTTCTCTTCGTACTTTGCATCCTAGTTTAAGAGCTAGTACTGCTTCTTTGGTTTTCATGGTATATCTCCCAATGTCCTAGAAACATTATATGTTCAAGACTATTTAAAGGTATAAAGGGATTACCTCTTTCATTGATTAACATGGATCCTTCTAGGTAAACATACCTGTGAGGATCCCAGAGGCAATTAGTAATTTTACACCCAATAGCTAATGCAGCCCTGGCTTCATTAAATGTCATTTGCTATTTCCCATATACAATGAGAGGGATATATACGAATATCCCCATAGAATGTGCCCTCATAGGCATAACATTCCATAGTTTCAGTAGTAACCATTAACATTGTTTTAGGGTTAATAAATGAGGGTATACCTCTACCTAAACAACGCATACGGATACCTATGCTATGCATTAATCTGGCTTCTTCTAAAGTGTATGTTTTCATCCCCTGTCTCCAGTAGACCGATTCACAAGAGTGTTCGGAGAACACGTTAATAAACTAAGCCCTCCAGTGAGGGCTTTTGTTTTAATGTTTAACTGGTTCTACACAGAATGCATATCTAGGTTTAGATATAGCTGGTGTATCCCAGTCATTCTCTTTAGGTAGATCATCCATATGGATATCCCTCATACGATCACATGTTTCCATATCAGGCATTGGAGTTGTTGTATTTACAGTTCCACCCTGCACAAGAAATACTAATACCAGAAACACACTATGCATATAAATACTCCACTTTTTTCCAGTGTTCTAAGTTGAGCACACCACCATCTTTGATATGTTTGAGCATAGTAAGCAGTAATACATACAGCTTATCCTTCTCACCTTTAATCTCTGATTTAACGTGATAGAACTCTTCACCCATGATGGTTATTTCAATACGGTTGACATACCACTGATGGCCTAAATGGTCTTGAATTAGTCTACGAGTGATATGAGGATATGATGCTTCTTTAACAGCTTTACGATGTAATTCTAATTCAAGATCCATAATTATAGTCCTATGTTTACCCAGCCTACACTAGGTATAAGAATTGAATAAATGTTCAATGTTTTCAGAGAACGTATGAAGTAATGGTTATCCCTCAACTTATACGTCTCATAGATATGAAAGTTCATGATATTTCTAACACGTGCTGCAAAGTGATCATACCCTTTACCTTTCTTAATCATAAATACCTCTGGTTTACCACGGATTGATATTAAGGAGTATTTCCAGTAACGCTGTTTCAATTGCTAGAGATAATGAGGTACTCCATTCAGAATGGGGTATTGCTTTAATTAGGTTCCCTTCCAAGTTATAGAGTTCAAGGTATGTATTTTTACTGATTCTGAAATTGTCAGATGAGAAAGCAATAAGTATAAGATAGTATTCTAATTTTGTTTCCTCATCTAATACATGTGCTACTTGAGGAGAACACAGCATAGCTCGTGTTCTCTCTTTATCAGGGTACTTCCAATTTACTAAATTACTAGAAGCACTGGTGATGTGATCTACCCACATAGGGTTAGTTTCTAAGGCTTTAAAGATATACATTAACTTAATTGGATGTAGGAAATTCATGATTACACCTCTGGTTTAATGGACTGGGATTACTAAAGTATTATGACCAGCAAAGCTGACTTTATTACTATCCTTGATGAGCACACAGTTATGGTTATCACCATCTTCTGTGGCTTTCTGCCATACATTACGGTCACCATATGCCCATGTCTGAGCAAACATGAACTGAGTACCATCTTCTAATTCGTGGAATTTAATTACTTGCATGATTACTACCTCAACAGGTTGATAGACATTCTATTCATTGCCTGTAGGCAATAAAAAAGGACTCCGAAGAGTCCTCTGTGGTAATGGGTAACTGTCAGACTGTAGCCAGATTAGTAAACTCATCTTCAGTCAGTGGGATGACTGCTGCGGTGTTACATGCTTCTTTGTAAGCAGCATAGTCTTTACCACTACCAATGGTGTCACAAGCAATACCTAATGCGTCCATAACTACCTCCTCTTAGTAAGTAGACAGTAGTATATGGGCATTGGGATAAGTACTCCAGCGATGAGTACCAATTTTTAAAGGCAACCTGTTAGGGTTGCCTCTATTTCAAAACGGAATCTCATCGCTGAATCCTGACAGATCCGGTGGGTAAGACTCATGCCAGTAATAAGACTGGTCATGAGCCTCAATGGTCTCTTCACGGATTTCCTGATACATGCCACTGTTCCGCACTTCTTGCAGAGCAGCCTGAGCTTTCTCAAGAGTCTCACAGACCTCTTCGAAAATCTCTGAATCGGGATATCCGGGTACAACAGTAACTAAGAACATAGTATGTTCTCCAAATCAATGACAGGACACCATGTCCTATCTTTCTTTTCATTCTCCTGTGGAGAATACCACTGATGCTTAAGTGCAAGAGAACTACGTAGTAGTTCTCCTTGCAACTTGCACTGAAGGTATAGGTACATTTTGTGTGTAAGATATAGGTTGGTTTAGGTATGAGGTAGGTGGATGATAGGATATAGGGTGAGTATAGGGATAGTATAAGTGATATCAAATGTAGTGAGTTGACACTCAATTCCCTCTATTTCCTATATAGAGATGATGAGTGATTAGGTTATCGTAGTGCCCCAGCAACCGGGAGCACGGAGATAACTGGTGATTCTACATAGAATAGATCTATATCTATTTGATGACTGAGGGTGGGTTAGTGAGGGATTGTGTTAAGGGATTGAGTGAGATACTAACACTGTGTCAAGTGGTTTGTCTTAGAACATTTAGTTATAAGCATATTCCAGATGTGCATATAGATTTATCTGGACTGGCTTATCAGTAACTTACTGTATACAGGAAGTAGTACAGAGTTAGGCTGACATACGCCAGAGAGTAAGTTTGCCACAAGTTTTGAAACGGAGTAGCGCACCTGTACTGTCATGTAGCACAGTGTGTATTGTGTATGATGTGTATTGTGTATGAATTAAATAGCTCACCCGAAGGTGAGCATGTGATTACTTGGTATCATCATCATTCAATGATACACCGAGTGCAGCCAGCTGATTCTCCAGCTGCTTCTTAGTGCTGATGTATTCAGCTTTATCCTTCAGCTCTACCATCTCACTGAAGCGCTTGGCTTTGTTATCTGCTACTTCAGCCAGACGTTTACCAGCTGATGCAAGCAGACCAGCAGTATCAATGGTATCAGTGATAGTCTTGGTTGCTGAGTCATACACTGCGCGAATACCCATGGTTTAAATCCTCTTAGCTAAGTTATGAATGCATCATTGCATCCATTGATTGAGCGTGCTCATAGATGTGTAAGAGAAAAGTAAATGGACATGAGTAAGAATTCTTTTTTATCGTTCAGCTCCGGGGGTAGATTCCCCTCTGTGTATCAGCCAGGAAGTAAGTACTGCATCCGTACCCAAATTAGAAAAAATTCCCCTATGCAAAAGTTGAAAGCGAATGCACCTATATCTTGCTTATGTTTTAACTCTCATATATAAAATATATAAATTTCACTATAGGCGGGTAACGATATACATCCTCGTTGTACCTAATCCTACCTATAGCATATACTCCCTCCAATAATTGGAGGTGTTTATGTCAAAGATTACGCTAGAAGAGTTTAAGAATGCATTGCCCAGTAACCTGGGTAAGAAAGCCAGTACCAAACTGGTAGATAAGATTAATGATATCCTGACCAGTGACCCTGGTTTTGCAGAGCAGTATGCAAACAATCTCTTTCAGTACACTAATGTACTGTCCAATGGTAAGTACAGACTCAGTAACTATGTGGAAGCTGTGCAGTTTGTAAGTTACCTGTCTATGGGTATGTCAAACCAGGATGCCTGGATTAAGACTTTCCCTGATCGTTATAAATATTATCTGAGTAAAGGACTGTCTTCGAAGGAGGTCAGTGCTTATGTCAGTATGTACTCTAACTCTAAACTGGTATCCAGTCTTAAAGAGGTAGCGTATATTCCTGTTCATATTATGTACAGGCATGTATTCCATGATGCTGTGATGCATCAGGCATTGCTCATGAAGACTGCCACCAGCGAGAAGGTACAGAGTGATGCAGCCACTGCACTGATGAATTATCTGCGCCCCCCTGAAGCTAAGAAGGTGGAGCTGGATGTTTCTGTGAAACAGGATACCACCTTAACCGAGCTGAGGCAGGTTATGGAAGGTTTGAGCCGTGAACAGCAACAAGTCATTGCCAGTGGTATGAGAACAGCCAAGGAGATTGCTGAGGGCCGTATTATCGAAGGTGAGGTAATCAGTGATGACGACTGACCAATGGTATGCCTGGTTAATGTTAACTTACCTGATGTGCTGGATAGCAGTGATCATACTGCCCCGTAAGAAGCGTCCGGCACTCGGCGAGGAGAAAGATTATGAGTAATATTTTTGATGTCGAACAGCCAAAGAAAACGGTAATAGATTGGCTAAACGGGGTGTCTTATGCAGAGGATCCTACGTATAAGCCAAGTCTGTTTGCTTTGCAGTTCGTTAACTTTATCAAGCTGGTTAATGGTGGTCAGGGCGAGGAGCATAAGACTCCGGTGCTTCACTACAAAATGCTGGATACTGTTGTGTCGGGTGATCGGCGTATTGCTAATATGGTACACCGTGGTGCTGCTAAAACTACTGTGATGGCTGAGTACCTGTTCTTGTACTTAGGTGTGTTTGGTAGCCTGCCTGAGTTTGGTCGTATTGAGCTGGCCCTGTATGTTTCTGACTCCGTGGATAACGGCGTGAAGAACATGCGTAAGAACTTAGAGTTCCGTTGGGAAAACTCAGAGTTCCTGAAGCGAATGATCCCTAAAGCCAAGTTTACGGATATTCGTTGGGAGTTTACCAACCTCGAAGGGCAAACCACAGTAATCAAAGGCTATGGTGCTAAGACGGGCGTCCGTGGTACGAAAGAGATGGGTAAACGTCCTAAGCTGGCGATCCTTGATGACCTGGTTTCGGATGAGGATGCACGATCCCCTACCATCATTGCTGCTATCGAAGATACGGTATACAAGGCAGTAGAGTATGCATTGCACCCATCCAACAATATGATGATCTGGTCTGGTACTCCCTTTAACGCAGGTGACCCACTGTACAAAGCAGTAGAGTCTGGGGCATGGACTGTTAACGTCTACCCAGTGTGTGAGATGTTCCCCTGTGAAGAATCAGAGTTCAGGGGTAGCTGGCCTGACCGTTTTGATTATCGTTATGTCAAACAGCAATATGAGAAAGCATTACTGGGTGGCAAGATTGCCATGTTTAACCAGGAACTGATGCTTAAGATCATGTCTGATGAAGACAGGCTGATCGCTGATGGGGATATTCGTTATTACTCTCGCGCTGCCTTGCTGAAGAACAAGAGCAACTACAACTTCTACATCACCACTGACTTTGCTACCAGTGACAAGCAGTCTGCTGACTTCTCTGTTATCTCTGTATGGGCACTGAACAATAATGGTGACTGGTTCTACGTGGACGGTATCTGTGAACGCCAGCATATGGGACAGAACATCCGGGACTTATTCCGTCTGGTTTCCCAGTACAATCCTCAAGATGTAGGGATCGAGGTTACTGGTCAGCAGTCTGGTTTCATCCCCTGGATTATGGAACAGCAGATCGAGAAGAACATTTTCTTTAATCTGGCTTCCAGTAATAACTCAAGCCAGCCGGGTATTCGCCCTACCACTGATAAGCTTCAGCGTTTTAACGTAGTGGTGCCCTGGTTTAAAGCTGGGAAGATGTATTTCCCTTCAGAGCTGAGAACCAGTAAGGCAATGATTGAGATGATGGAAGAACTTCGTCTTGCATCATTAGGTGGCTTCAAATCCAAACATGATGATGCTATCGATACCATTTCTCAGCTGGCACTGTTGAAAACCTTTAAGCCAGGAACAGCTGCACCTGTATACTACAACGAAGAGAAAGACGTGTGGTTTGAGCCGGACGTTGAAGTAGATACTCGACTCAGTAGCTATCTGGTTTAAGGATCCTGTATGAAACTGAAATTATCAGATGTGTTAGAAAACTTGGCAGCGGGTGAGTTATCTCACCTCTCCTTGTTTGAGAATGGGGCGGATATCCCATTTGAAACTTTTAATAAACGACTGTTGCCCATTATCAATGCTGGTTTAACTGATATCCATATGCGTTTCTTTGTGAAACAGAAAGAGGTATGGCTCAAGCACTGTTGCGGGGATACTAAGCTGGTACTGGATAGAAAGAATGCAGCAAGTGCTCACAGGCTCCGAGGCAATGCTTTTATTCAGGATTGTGACGATCCCTTTAAGGATGATGTGGTAGAGATCCTCTCTATCTATAACCAGGACGGACAACAATACCCGCTGAACATGGACACAGACCACACCCAGCCGAGAGGCTGTGGGTGTGGGCGTGGACATGGATGCAACTGTACACCACCAAACTCATGGGCACGATATGACAGCACATTGGACTACCCGGCAACCATCACCACCAGAACCCCCTATGGCAGCTATGGTAGTTGTGGGCCTGGCTTGCCTGTGCTATATACTCCTGCTGTTAATGTGATCAGACTGCCTGAGAATATGCCTTCTGGTTTCATGAAGGTATTCTATAAGGCTGCACCTGCTCGCATTAAGAAGCTGGAGGATGATGGGATAAATTCCTATGATCGTATCGATCTGGACTTACCCTTTACTTACCTGGATGCACTGGTTTACTACATCTCATCTCGACTGACTGCACCTACCAATGGTGGACTACAGGCAGGGACTAATGAGACAACCCAGTACTACAATAAGTATCTGTCTGCTTGTGCAGTGCTTACTGATCAGGGGGTGGATGTGTCTACTCAAGGATCTGGTTTCAGCAGGTTTGCTAAGTCAGACTTCAGATAAAAATAAAGCCCCTTAACCGGGGCTTTTCTTATTAGCTTTTAAAAGCATGAACAATACTGCGAAAGATATAATCCTTAGCTTTCTGTTCCACAGGTAGTTGTTCATAAGGTACAAAGCATGGGTGCTCCTTTTTCAAAGGATCTTTCACTTCCCCATATACCCAACCTTCAGCTTCTTTTTGAGCTAACCAGCTATTATGGCTGGCCTCTGGCCCATGGTCGCCTGAAAGGTGGAATTTAACACCAGTAATAGCAGAATCTTTTTGCCATTGTGGGGCGTCTTCCCAGGCAGGCTGACTGAAGTCTCCCAGGGCTTCACAGTACCCTTTGTTAGCTGCATGACAGGCTTTTGCAATCGTTTCCACATTAACTTGCGGAAACTCATGCGTTAATAGCTGATTAGCTTTTTGAAGCATATGAGCCATATCAGCAGATTCAGCCATCACTGCTTGAGCAGCAGTCAAAATAGTATTAAGGATAGGGCCATTGGGCATATCATTTAATTTCATTTCTGGTTTTCCTCGAACAGTTTCTGCTTCAGGAGATAACCTTCTTTCTCCCAGATCTTTTCGAAAGCATTCTTGTATGCTTCTTCCTGTCCAATAGCTTCATTGTAGATTTTAGGATCTACACAGGCAGAAGTACCTTCAACCTTGAAGCCATTCTCAAGGATGATAATGCAGATGGTTACCAGCTTGAGTTCTTCAAGATCAGCATCGTTGTATCCATCATTACTGTTTTTAACAGCTTCACCAGCATTGATGAAGTACACACCACGGATCTTGGCTTCGATACTCGATTTACTTACGGTAGTCATACGGATTCCTCAGATAAAGAAAAGCCCCTCCGAAGAGGGGCATCCTAAGCATTTTACGTCTGCTAGACGAGGCAGGCGGTAACTATTTCATCCTCCAGTATTTTATGGCCCCCTGGTAGGGTTGTGGGTTGATAGCCCAGGAATCATAGTACCTAACGGTCTTCCAGTAGCGAGTCGGAAGTTGGATGAAGTGGGAGTCCTAGTCCTGTATGGAGTTACTTCTGATACATTGGCAGCTATCGCGCGATTCGCACTTCCGATCAGAAGACTTACCATTACACTTCAATTTGGCCGGAGCATCTGGATTCGAACCAGAGAATGTCGGTATCAAAGACCGATGCCTTAACCTACTTGGCTATGCTCCAATTTGGTGGAAGGTGAAGGATTCGAACCTTCGGGCGCATCTCTGCACCTCCTGATTTCAAGTCAGGTACAATCGGCCTCTCTGACAACCTTCCTAAATTTGGTGGGGGAAGATGGAGTTGAACCACCCGAGCTTCTTAGGCAACAGATTTACAGTCTGTCCCGCTACCTCTACGGTCTATTCCCCCGAATTTGGTCACCACATTAGGATTCGAACCTAAGACACCCTGCCCCCAAAGCAGGTGCTCTACCAGACTGAGCTATGCAGTGTAAAACTTGGCGGTACTACTGGGAATCGAACCCGGCTCTTTCCCGTGACATGGGAATATTCTTACCGATGAACTATAGTACCAAATTTGGCGATGGGACTGGGACTCGAACCCAGCTGTCATAGATTAACAGTCTACCGCTTCACCGTTTAGCTATCCCATCTTATTAATTAAGACACTCTGTTATCTGACGATCCGTGTGGCAGCACGGAGTGATAACACATTGAGATTAGGGTATGAACCTGTTCAATGTTGAGTGCCCTAATTAATAAGCCCCTGTAAAGTAGGGGCCACTCCGAGTTCGATAACCTGGTTCTGGTTCCAGGGTACTCCAGCTTTTAGACCTTTGTACATAACAGGACACTGCCTGTGTTCTGAAATACCTTTGTTGAGGGTATGGCAACAGAATCAACATCGCAACGCGCTGCTTCTGTTCTAAATACACTCGTAAATGTATTTAAAAAAGAAGCCCTAGCGAACCAGGGCTAATGTAGGAATCCAATCCGAATCTTCGCTGGATTCAGTTATGCCACAGCTAACTTAGTTAGACAAGTGCATTTGATTAATGATTTTAGCAACAGACTGGTATTTAGCCGCTTGCTCAGGATCATAGTCAGGAAACAGACTGGAAAAGTCAGGCTCCTTGAAGGTAATCATGTTCTTGAGGAACTTACCTTCTGGGTACTCCTTACCTTCAATGACAGTGGTTTTAGCCACTTTGATGTAAGCACGAGGGTATTCACCTTCAATGGTGAGTTCATCATCACCAAAGCCCATAGCCCAGTAGTAAGACAGGGCATCTTCCACTTCATCTTCATGACGAATGAATTTAGTCAGGTTGGACTCATGAACCAGATCATAGATCTTATTGGCATCGAAGCCAGCAACATGAGCCAGACCATAGGCTACGGTAAGAATGTCACCAATAGCATCAGCCAGTTGGATCATATTTACCGGGCCAACATCAGCATTCGTTAGGCGTTTCTGCAAATGTACCTGTACCATCATGTCAGGATTGCTGGCTTCAATGGCTTCCACTGACTCTTCAAGACACAGCTTTGCCTGTTTTCTGATAGCATTGACATTAGGCTTGGAGAGATCGCCTTTAGGGTTACCAAAAGCAATATTGAGTTCAGCTACTTTTTCGGCATTGGACTTCATTTGTATGGCCTCTTTCTGGTTTAATACAACAAATTATTCACTAAGGTTAGAACACTATGAACGATGAAGATCAGAGCGTAAGTGTAGCTTACCATGATCAACCTGTAGGCATCGAGACAGGATGGAAGAATCCACCTACTCTATCGATTCTTAAACAGGATCTGACCAATGCTACGCCTATTCATGATACTCAGACCGCGAAAATAGCGGAGTGGGAACGCTACCGTAAAGGTAAGACGACTACCCCTAAAGGTGAGGGGCAATCTAAGATTCAGCCTAAGCTTATTCGTAAGCAGGCTGAGTGGCGTTATGCTGCTTTGTCTGAGCCATTCTTATCTACCCCAGACTTATACAACATTAACCCAGTAACTTGGGAAGATGTTCCTGGTGCTAGACAAAACAGTTTAATTCTTAATAACCAATTCCAGACACAGATTGACCGTGTTGCTTTTATTGATGCCTACGTTCGTAGTGCAGTAGATGATGGCACGATCATTGTTCGTGTTGGTTGGGATTTTGAAGAAAGGGAAGTTCCTAAACAGGAGCCTGTGTACTCTTTCTCAGTTGCTGCTGACATGATGGATATCTATCAAAAGATGGCCCAGGTTGAGCAGGAAAACCCTGTATATCTCTTAAACTATCCTCAGCAATTACAGGATGGTTATGAGATTCTCAAAAGTACAGGGATCCCTTATGCACTGACTCCTATCGGTGTAGCTAACACTACCGAGATGAAGACAATTAAGAACTGTCCTACGGTAGAAGTCTGTGATTTAAATAACCTGTATGTAGACCCTTCTTGTAAGGGTGACCTGGATAACGCTAAGTTTGTTATCTATTCTTTTGAGACGTCCCTTGCTGAACTTAAAGCAGATGGGCGCTACAAGAACCTGGAGAACATCAATGTCTCGAACAGTTCACCTCTCACTGAGCAAAACTATGAAGCACCTAATGACCCCAACTTCCAGCCGGAAGGTAAACCTCGAAAAAGAATTGTTGCTTATGAGTATTGGGGATATTGGGATACTGATAATTCTGGTTTGTTACGCCCTATTGTAGCAACCTGGGTTAACGGTATATTGATCCGTCTGGAAGAGAACCCTTTCCCGGACAAGAAGATTCCGTTCGTCTCAGTTCCTTACCTGCCTGTAAAAAACTCTATCTATGGCGAACCAGATGCAGAGCTGCTGAAGGATAACCAGGATATCATCGGTGCAGTAACCAGGGGTATGATTGACTTGCTTGGTAAGTCAGCTAACTCTCAGACTGGTTTTGCTAAGAACATGCTGGATGAAACCAACAAGCGTAAATTCCAACGTGGTGATGATTATGAGTTTAACCCTGGGACTGATCCTCGCGTAGGCATCCATACCCACACCTTCCCTGAGATCCCACAGTCTGCTCAGTTTATGCTTCAGCTTATGAACACTGATGCTGAATCGCTGACCGGGGTTAAGTCATTCTCTGGAGCAGAAGGTATTTCTGGTTCTGGTTTAGGTCAAACAGCTGCTGGTGTACGCGGTGCATTGGATGCTGCTTCTAAACGTGAGCTTGGTATCCTTCGTCGTTTATCCAATGGCCTCATTAAAATTGGTCGCAAGATCATTGCAATGAATGCTGAGTTCCTGGATGAGGAAACTGTGGTTCGTATTACTGAAGATGAGTTTGTGCCTATTCGTCGTGATGACTTACCGGGTAACTATGATCTTCGTCTTACTATCTCTACAGCTGAAGATGATCAGGCTAAAGCTCAACAACTTGCTTTCATGCTGCAAACCAGTGCTCAGACTCTTGGCCCTGACTTCAGTAAGTTGTTCCTTGCTGAAATTGCACGTCTGAACAAGATGCCTGACATGGTTCGTAAGATCGAACAGTACCAGCCACAACCTGATCCAATGCAGCAGATGATGCAACAGAAACAGCTTGAACTGCTTCAGGCTCAGATTGATCTTACTCGTGCTCAAGCTATGGCTGAAGGCAGTAAAGGTCAGCTTAATCAAGTTAAGCAAGGTACTGAGATGGCTAAAGCTGGTCAGATCCAATCCCAGACTGACAAGAATAGTCTCGACTTCTTGCAGACTCAGAATGGTGTTAAACATCAACAGGCTCTGGAAATGGAACAAGCTAAGGGTGATACCTTACTTGCTGCCCAGGCTCTTAAACAGCAAGGCACTCTGGATCAGATTCAGGCACAGCATCAATCTGGTTTACTCCAGCAACTTGCTAATACCCGGCTGAATCATAATAGCCAGCTACAGTTGTTAAGAGCACAAAGGGATTTAAATCCTCCTACTCAAAGCACTGGTAATAACTCGTAATTTATTTAAAACTATAGGCAGGAGGGGCAATTTGTTGTATTGTCCCACTGCTTCTTTCATGAGGTTTCTATGAACATCAATAATCTCGACAACGATATAAAAAAGTATAAGCAACAGGTAGCACTGGGTGAGGCTTTAGAACGTCTGGAGGTTAATCCAGATTTTCGTATGCTTATTGAACTCAACTATCTTGGTACTCATGCTTTGGATCTGGTTTATTCACGTACTCGTGATATGACTCCAGATAATGAAATCGCTCGGAAGATTGATGCTGTAGCTACCTTTAAGCAATATCTGGATGAAGTAAAAGATAACCGGGCAACGGCTACTAAATCTCTCAGAGAAGCAGAGCAGACCCGAGAAGAATTTTACGACGAGGACTAACCCATGAGTAATTCAAATGAGCAACTAGATCCGAATGACATCTTCTCCATGTCTGAGGATGAATTAAGCAAATTTGATCCTGAACAAGCAGCAGCGGAAGCTGATGCCCTGGCTACAGCTGAAGAAACTCCTGAAGAACATCAGGAAGAAATTCCTGAGACTGAAGAAGAAACAGAGCAGCCAGAAGAAGAAACCAATCCTGAAACTGATCCTGAGCAGCCGGAAGAAACTTCTGATAATCCAGAAGACACAGATCCTAAAGCACAGCCTCAGAAGACTGATCCTGACTCCAGCAACGAAAACGCACCGGACTACAAAGCGTTATACGAGCAAATTGTTGGTAAGCCTTTCAAGGCTAATGGTCGTGACCTCACCATTAAATCTGCCGATGAAGCTGTTAAGCTTATGCAGATGGGTGCCAACTACCATGAGAAGATGGCTGCTCTGAAACCAGTTCGCCGTGTTGCTCAGATGCTTCAGCAAGCCAATGCAATGGATGAATCCACTGTGGCTTTCCTTCTGGATCTTCATAATAAGAAGCCAGAGGCAATTGCAAAGCTCGTCAAGGACAGCGGTATTGATCTGTACGAGTTCGACGTAGCTCAGGCAGATAACTATCAAACCAGTTATCAAGCTCCAACTGATATTCAGATGCAGCTAAATGACACCATTGAAACGCTGGTTACCCAACCTGGTTTCACTGAGATGTTTAATGGCATTGCCCAGAGCTGGGATGATGTAAGTCAGAAGTTCATTACTGAAAACCCAGCTATTCTGGGTGTGCTTCAGGAAATGAATACCCGTGGTGAATATCAGCAGATCATGGATGAAGTTAGTCGTCGTCGTTTGTTCCAACCAGAACTGGCAGCACAACCAATGCTTCAGTTATTCCGTGATACTGAAGTACGTTTACGTGAAGCTGGTCTGTTAAAAGCTACTGCTACTCCTGAACAAATTCAGCAGGTACAGCAAGCTCAAGCTCCAGCTGTTGCTACCACTACCCAGCTTAAACAGGGCACTGCCTCTCAAACTGCTCAAGCACGTCGTGCAGCAGCTGCACCTCGTCAAGCTCCACAAACCAGTCAACGTAAATTAACTCCTGAAGATATCTTTTCCCTTTCTCCAGAAGAATTTGCTAAGATTGACCCAAGCAAATTTAATTAAGAGGTTACTGACCTATGGTTATGCAATATAAGGCTCCTGCCCAAGGTAAACCGTCCAGCGTTGGCCCGCAGATTAATACTGCGTATTACCAGCGTAAGGCAATGGAAGATGCTCAGAAAGAGCAGTACTTTACTCAGCTGGCTTCTGCCAAAGCCATTCCGTCTAACTTCGGCAAAAAGCTGAAGATGTTCCATTACCTGCCGCTGCTTGATGATCGCAATATTAACGATCAGGGTATCGATGCAACTGGTGCTAAAATCGCTAATGGTAACCTGTATGGTTCCAGCCGTGATATCGGTACTATCCCGGACAAATTCCCTGTACTGGGTGAAAACGGCGGTCGTGTTAACCGTGTTGGTACTACTCGTATTGAACTGGAAGGTTCTTTCGAGAAGTTCGGTTTCTTCATTGAGTACACCCGTGACTCTCTGAACTTCGATACCGATGCTGAACTGCTCCAGCATATCAACCGTGAGATCATGATTGCTGCATCTGACATGAACGAAGATGCCCTGCAAATCGACCTGATCAACAACGCTGGTACTATCGTCTATGCAGGCGATGCCAACTCTCGTGCTGAACTGGGCCAGGATGACGTCCTGTCTTACAGTAACTTCATGAAGCTGGCTATGGCTCTGGATAAGGCTGATACGCCGAAGAAAACCACCATCCTGTCGGGTACTCGTAATATCGATACTC